ACACTAGCACCTTGATTGCCTTGATTGCCCTGCGCACCAGTTACACTAGCACCTTGATTTCCTTGATTGCCCTGAGAACCAGTTGTTCCAGTGCTTCCTTGTGTTCCTTGATTGCCCTGCGCACCAGTTACACTAGCACCTTGATTTCCTTGATTGCCCTGCGCACCAGTTACACTAGCACCTTGATTGCCTTGATTGCCCTGCGCACCAGTTACACTAGCTCCCTGATTTCCTTGGTGACCTTGATTGCCTTGATTTCCAGTCGGACCAGTAATTCCAAATACTGAAAAATTTGCTCTAATTATGTTAAGTCCAGTGTCAGATGTATTGGTTGATCTAGCTCGTAAATCAAAAACATCCCCAGTTGTCATAGTATCAATCCCTGATATAGTTACAGCAATTTGATAACTGGTAGAAGTTAAAAATTCAGCCATATGCTCAGTAATTAAGTTTCCATTTTTAAATACAGCAACTTGATAAATAGCTCCTGGATCAGTGGTAGATAAAGAAATAGACGCTAGTGTTTCTATTGCTTGTGCAGAGCCAGTAGCATTATTTGTTAATGCTCCAGTGGAAGTATTACCAGACATTTGATTAATGTCATCTCCCAAATTCCATCCAATTCCAGACATTTGATACCATGTATTAGCAACTAATAAAGAAAAATCAGATGCGCTGCTGATAGTCATTTCTCCGTAAATATTTACTCCAGTTGGTCCAGTATTTCCTTGATTGCCCTGATTTCCCTGAGAGCCAGTTACACTAGCTCCTTGATTTCCTTGTGGTCCTTGAATTGAAGATTGATTGCCCTGATTTCCTTGATTTCCTTGCGCACCAGTTACACTAGCACCTTGATTCCCTTGATTTCCCTGATTTCCTTGCGCACCAGTTACACTAGCACCTTGATTCCCTTGATTTCCCTGATTTCCTTGCGCACCAGTTACACTAGCACCTTGATTCCCTTGATTTCCCTGAGAACCAGTTGTTCCAGTGCTTCCTTGTGTTCCTTGATTTCCCTGAGAGCCAGTTACACTAGCTCCTTGATTTCCTTGTGGTCCTTGAATTGAAGATTGATTGCCCTGATTTCCTTGATTTCCTTGTGGCCCAGTTATAGATGCGCCTTGATTTCCCTGCAAGCCTGCTATTCCTTGCGGTCCTTGGCTTCCAGTATTGCTTCCTTGATTTCCTTGTGGCCCCTGACTTCCAGTTATTCCTTGCGGTCCTTGAGTGCCAGCACCACCTCCACCAACGATTATTCCGCCAGGAGTATGTCCATCAGAAAGACGTAGAATGCCATCAGCTTGATCATAGAACATCCTGCCAATTTCACCCACAAAAACATTAGCATTTGTTATTATTCTACTGGCCTTTATTTTTTGGGTATACTCAGACATTCAGTTACCTCATCATCTATCATGGTGGGAAGTATTCCAGCATTAGCTTGCATTCTTTTTAATTCATCACTTGGTTTATCTTCTTCAGGATTATCATAAAAAGAATCTATGTTTGCTACTTTTTTAAGAATTTCAATTTTTTGCTGTAACGGAGGAATCATTGTAGATTGTTCAGGAGTAGTTTCATCAGTAGATTTTTCAGGAGGATCAATAGTCATTTTTTCTATACAATCTACCAAATCAGTCAATTTTATTAAAAATTCAGATGCTCGCATATTACTCCTCTTTATAATTATTTATCTTAAATAATATTTATTGACAATGAGTATTAGTGCATGTTACACTAAATAAAAGAATTTGTATTAAAGTTACAAATTATCTGTTTTTTGATAAATACTATTATGAAAACATGGACTACTCAAAAATTTATTGAAAAAGCTTTAAAAATTCACAATAATGTATATAGTTATGATCGAGTAAATTATACACATGGTAAAATTGGTGTTTTTATAACATGTAAAATTCATGGTGATTTTATTCAAAGACCAAACAATCATCTTCAAGGGCAAGGTTGTCCTAAATGTAAAAGTTTTAATATGAAGATTACTAAAAAAGAATTTTTATGCAAAGCAAATAAAATATATAATTATAAATATAAATATTCTGATTTTGAATTTAATTCTACAAAAGATAAAATAATTATATGTTGTCCAGTTCATGGAGAATTTAAACAATCTATTAGTAGTCATTTATCTGGGAGAGGATGTAAAATGTGTGGGAGAATTTTAGTTACATCTACTACTCAAAAATTTATTGCCAAGGCTAATATAATTCATAATTTTAAATACATCTATGACCAAGTAATTTATGAAAGGGCAATATTAAAAATTAAAATTATTTGCCCTATTCATGGGATTTTTGAGCAAAGACCATCTGAGCATTTAAGAGGGAGTGGGTGTTTCAAATGTTCAGAATCTCTGGGAGAGAAAGATATTAGTTTTTATTTAAAAAATCAGAATATTGATTTCAAAGCACAACATAGAATAGCGAATTGCAGAGATATTCGACCATTACCATTTGATTTTGCAATTGTTAAAAATACTCAATTAATGGGTTTAATTGAGTATCAAGGAAAACAACATTATCGAGCACATTCTTTTGGAAGTAAAACTATATCTGGAGAAAAATTATTTTCTTTGGTTAAAAAACATGATAAAATTAAATATGAATATTGTTTTAAGAATAAAATTCCTTTATTAATTATCCCTTATTGGGAAAGAAAAAATATTACTTTATTAATTAACGATTTTTTGGATATTATATAATGCAAAAAACAATTTTACAAATACATGATGAAGTTAATTGTACGTTTAAAAATTTACCAGCAAATATTCGTAATGCCCTTCATATTAAAAGTAAAGTATTTAACCCAGCAAATAGATTTATACCTTCTGTAAGACTTGGAAGATGGGATGGATGCGAATATTATTTTTCATTGAGTGGAAAAACATATATTAATTTGTTGGAACCAATAATTGATTATTTAACAGAACAAAAATTTGAAATCGAATTAGAGGATTTGCGTACTTACAATCGAGCATTTGAATTTGATAATATTGATAATAATTATATTTCTAACATTCTATGGCCAGAGAATCATTCATTATCAGGAAAACCAATTATTATCAGAGATCATCAAACTTTTGCAGCAAACATATTATTGAATAATATTCAAGGGATTGCATCACTTCCAACAGGAAGTGGAAAAAGTTTATTGGCAGCTATTTTATCTAAAAAAGTGGAAAAATATGGAAGAAGTATTGTAATAGTTCCTAATAAAGATTTAATTACTCAAACTGAACAATATTATAATATTTTAGGTTTGGATGTTGGTGTTTACTATGGTGATAGAAAGGATTTTTTTGGAAAGAAACATATTATTTGTACATGGCAAAGCCTTGAAAAATTACATCAAACTCCAATTGATATTGGATTATCAAAACCTATTACATTTGATGATTTTATTCAAAATGTTGTTGCAGTTATATGCGACGAGGTTCATGGTTTAAGAGGAACTATATTAAAAGATTTAATGTGTGGGCCATTATCTAAAATACCCATTAGATGGGGATTTACAGGCACAATTCCTAAAGAATCTCATGAAATTGTTAATTTAACTATTGGAATTGGGGAATTAGTTCATAAATTAACAACAGAATCATTGCAAACTTTGGGAATTCTTAGTAATTGTGAAGTAAAAATAATTCAAATGATAGATACAAAATCTTTTACTTCATATCATAGTGAATTGGATTTTTTGGTTACTGATCCAAAAAGATTAGATTTCATGGCAGATTTAATTAAAGAAACTGCAAAAACTGGGAATGTATTAGTGTTAGTAGGAAGAAAAGAAACTGGCAAAAAGTTGGAAATTCTTATACAAAATTCTATATTTTTATCAGGAGCCACGAAATCAAAAACAAGAAAAGAACATTATGACGAAGTTGCTATTAGTAATAGCAAAGTAATTATTGCGACTTCAGGTATAGCAGCAGTTGGTTTAGACTTACCAAGAATTAATCATTTGTTTTTAGTTGAAACTGGAAAAAGTTGGATTAAAGTAATTCAAAGTATAGGAAGAAGTTTAAGAACTGCTTCAGATAAAAATAGTGCTATAATTTGGGATATTTGTTCAACGTGTAAATGGAGCAAGGGCCACTTAACTCGCAGGAAAAAGTATTATAGTGAACAAAAATTTCCATTTTCTATTGAAAAAATAATTTATTGACAAAAATACATTCAAGGATATATAATTAAACTATGTTAATACTTAATGAAGAAAATAAAACAGTGGATTTAAATTTGATTCCAGATCAAATAGATATGTATTATTGGAGCTTAAATAATTCCATACCTTCCGCAGTAGACTATCAATGCAACCCTTTAATTATGTTGGAAAGTTTTTATGCTCCAGTAATTAAATTAAAGTTAACTTTAGGATATGGAAAACACACCAAAACTCATTTTTTAAATGTGCCAGCAGATCATCAAATATTAATTGGCGAACCAACTCATGGAAATTTAGAAGTAAATCCAGTATCTAGTTTAAGTTCAAGAAATTTTAAAGCATTTTCATTGAATCCATTGTCAAGTTTTATGGCTAGTTATCTAGAAATCGATGTAGAAGATGCATTGCCAAATATTAAATGGTATCTTCCTAAGCTATCAACTGGACATTTATTATGTTTGCCATTGTATGAAGGATATAAGCCACCGTGTATATATATGGTTCGTGATATTCCTAAAAGTATGGAAACTGTAAATAGTTATAATTCGTGGTAAATATGAAAAAGAAAACAACAGATTATTCTTCTTCCATAAATATTTTTAATCTTTTATCAGCAATTGACAAAAAAGATTATAATTATTTTGATAATTTAAGCGAAGAAGAACAAAAACAGATTTCTCCTTATCTACTAATGAGGTGGGGATCAACTGTTCATGGCAATAATGATATTTCAAAATATTATGCATTGTCTACTAACAGTTTTGTAAATGAAAATTTTTGGGACTATAGCAATAATAAAAAATTTTCATGGCTGTTATTATGCTCAGCATCTCCTGGAATTGGAAAACAAAAACATTATTGGTTGGGCGCTGCGAAAGGAAAAAATGAAAGTAAATTGAAAAAAGCTTTATTGGAATTAATGCCAAATAAAAAATCAAGCGAAATTGATCTAATATTAAAAGTCAACACCAAAGAAGAAATATTTGAATGGCTTAGGAGTTTGGGATGGGAAGAACAAAAGCTGAAGGAACTAAAATAAAACCCAGATATGTTAAAAAAGAAAAACCTATTAAACCGCCAGTTATTTTAAATAAACGAGAAAAATATGAATGCCCTTGGTGCAATAGGATTTTTTCATCTGAAAAAACTCAGTTAGTTCATTTGTGCGAACAACGAAGAAGATTTCAACAAAAAGATACATTATATGCAAGATATGGATTGCAAGCGTTTTTATCAATTCAAAAAAATTGTTTTGGTAATACTAAAAAAACTGAAGAAGAATTTCGACGTAGCGATTTTTATTTGGCGTGTCTTCGTTTCGGAAGATTTGTTTTGGATATTAATTGTTTAAATCCAACTGAATACTTAGAATGGCTGCAAAAATTAAAAGTCCCAATTGATAATTGGAATAATGATATTGTTTATTCTGCTTGGCTTCAAGATTTAGTTTTTACAGAAAATATTTGGGATGCTGTAGATAGAAGTATAAGCACAATGATGGAATGGGCTGAAGAGAATAAATTAGAATTTAATAATTATTTCAAAGAAGCAGGTGGAGCACGAATTTTATTTGACACTCAACGAGCAAAAATATCAGGTATAATTTTATATTGTAGTGATAGTGGCAAAGAATGGTTAAATAATTTATCTGCTTCTGATTTGGAAATTGTATGGCCAGTAGTTAATTCAAATAGGTGGTCAGTAAAATTTCAAAAAGACACAAATATCTTTGAAGAAGTTTGCAAAGTTTGTAATGAGGCTGGGTTATGAAAATTATGATTCCATCAGTTAAAATGAACAGCGAAAAAGAAGTGTATATTAGTAGAATGGAATTACTTTTACATAATGAATTGTATGGATGGATGATATCATATTTTAATAATCCTACTGAAGAAATGCAATTAGCAGCAATTAAAAGTAATCCTATTAATATTAAGTTAATTGAAAATCCCACTGAAAAAGTTAAATTATTAGCGTTAGAAATGATATTGTCAAAGTAGATATATGAAATCTGACATCGATATTGATTTTGGAAATAGAAATGAAATTCTATCATTGATAGAATATACATCTGCTGTTCTTGAAACTGGCGAAAAACATTCATCAGGAATTTACATAACTGAAGCACCAAAAAATATATTAACTGGAAATTCCAGTTTAGATTATAAAAAAGCAGAAGAACTTGGATATTTCAAGTTAGACATATTAAATAACAATTTATATAAACAAGTAAAATCTCCAGAACATCTTGAAGAACTATTAGCAAGACCCATCAATTGGAATAAGTTAAAAGAACCAGAATTTGTGAAAAAATTAGTTCATATTGGAAATTACTCTGAAATGATTTTGAGATTAAAAGATCCTATTGATTCGATTGAAAAACTTGCGATGTTTCTTGCAATTATTCGCCCAGGAAAAAAACATTTACAAGGACTTCCATGGAATATTATTGAACAATCAGTTTGGGAAAGAGATAATGCAGATGGTTATAGTTATAAACGATCCCATGCTCTTGCTTATTCCTTGACAATAATTATTAATATTCAACTTTTAGAAGAAAAAGCGCGCTAGTGAAGTTATGAAAAATGGAGAAATAAAAAATAATTTTATGAAAGAAATAATTACTGGATATAAAGCATTTCGTTTAAATAAAGATAATAAACTTTGTTATTTATTTAAAACTCATAATGGAAGCAGCACAGTTGAGTTAGATACGTGGCTAAAAACAAAATGGGTATCAGAATCTAATGGTAAAAAATATAGATCAGGATTTCATTTTTTAAGAGATAATAACTCTATTGAAGCTTTTAATAAGCTAACAAAAGGAAAGTATGTATTTATACCAGTTCAATGTAGGTCAGTGGAAGCAAAGCCTAGAAGTAGATCAAACTCGTGGTTGGCTGTAGAAATATTCATATCATCCTATACTGCGAATAATGCAATTACATCTTTTTTATTACAGTAATACTTTTTCTTTTTTTCTTTTGAGATAATGCAGCAAGTGAAGTCACTGGACCATATATAATTGTTAACTCTTTAGTAATAAATGTTTTAAATGTTGGCTGAAATTGATTCCATTCATTTTTCAAATAAATGTTAATTGGTAGCAATCTATTAGATTCAAAATACCATTTTTCTCCAAGAGATAAAAATAAACGTTTCTCTTCATCAGTTTTAAGAAGATTTATATCATAAAAACTAGTGGTAATGATATCAGCGTTCTGGATTATTCCTACCAATTCAGATTTTTCATTTCCATAAATTATGACGGACAAAAAAGGAAATTTAATAGTTAATGTTTCATATAAAGATGATGGCATTTTGATCCTGTTTATTATAAAATTAACATCAGGAGTATTTAGTATGAAATGTTGGAACTGTAAAATAGGAGCAAGTTGGTTATCTGATTTGCCTGAAGGCTCGTCTAAACCATTACGGAATGCAGTAGAAAAAGCATTTAGAGAATTAACAGGTCATGATGCTGAATTTACTTTTTGTGGCTGGGGAGGGGAATTAGACGAACTAGAATTAGAAGTTATAGAACTTATGGATATATCATAAATACTTGTATGTTAACAATAAAAGGTTATCTAGAGAACGAAGAAATTAGAATTAAGGCGCAAGTGGTTGACAGTAGTTATATACACCATAACGCGGAGGTATTTGTGTATAGTACACCAATTACAATTTACTCTGGATGTAACAATCCAATTAAGATTCAATGTTTAAATAGTGATCAAAAGAGAATTAATATTTCTAATATTTCTATTCAACTTGGTGTTTTTGAAACAAATACTGAAAATGAATTAATAACTATTACAGCTTCACAATTTGATGCAGCAAATGGAGTAGTTGAAGCTACTTTAACTGCTTCGGATCTTTCTCCTTTGGATTTTGGATTTTATGATATTGCTTTAATCAGCACTGATAACAATGGTAATGTTTATCCAATTTACATCGATGATAATTACGGATCTCGTTTAACTGCTACTTTAAAGAAGGGACCAGTTCTTGCTTATGGCGATCCTCTATCACTAACTTTTCTTGACACAGTAGATGGTCTTATATCCAATGCAATTAATTTAACTAATAGACCACAAAATAGTACTCTTGCTACTATATCAGCAAACCTAATTTCATATACTGGAAATATAATTTCGCAAGGATCACTTGTTTCATTACCAACCAATTCTGACTGGGGAAATATATCTCAAACATACTATTCTAATGTTTCTGGACCATTTTTTCAATCAGTTAATGGAAGTTTTGCATGGTTGCGATTTTTGTTGGATAGTGCTGATCCTCACGGTTGGGGAAATCTCTCGGCAAATTCATTTATAACAAATGGCAATATTAGGATTTAATTTTTTCTTGTAATAGTTAAGTAGATTGTGTTATACTTAATTATGAATTTGATTACTCAAACTGCGCTAGATTATTGGAATCGAGCAAAAACTAAAAAAGCATCTTCTGGGTGGATTAGTCGTAATGCCCCGTGCTGCGTAAATCGTGGGCATAATCCTGATAAAAGAGGTCGCGGTGGCTTAATTCTTAATGGAGAAGAAGTTTCTATTAATTGCTTTAATTGTTCATGGAAAACTTCTTACACGCCAGGAAAACCATTATATCCCAAATTCATTAAAACATTGGAATGGATCGGGGTTGATGATCGAACAATTTCTTCATTAAAATTAGAAAGTCTGAGAATAACAGAACCAGAAAATATAACAGCGCCAAAAATAAAAAGAGAACTAAAATCTGTTGATCTACCAGAATCATCAATGCTATGTGACAATCAAGATAAATATCCAAAACATGTTGAATTTTTAAAGAAAAGAGGATTTATTCCAGATGATTTTCCTTCTTTAATATCTAATTCTGTAGTATATAGAAACAGAGTTATAATTCCATTTATTAGTCAAGATACTATAATTGGTTATTCTGCTCGTTCAATTATAGATAATGAACCAATGAGATATATAATGAAAATGACTGTCCCTTTTGTATTTGGATTAGATTTTGTAAAACCAGAATATGAATGGGTTATTCTTACTGAAGGTCTGTTTGATGCTTTGAGTGTAAAAGGATTGGCAGTAATGCATAATGAAATCAATGAAGAGCAAGTAAATTTAATAAATGATTTACGAAAACGAATAATTGTTGTCCCGCATTTAGATAAAGCAGGATTGGTAAATTCAGATAATAGTTTAATTAATGTTGCATTGGATAATGATTGGGACGTTTCTTATCCTGAATGGAATTGCAAAGATATCAATGAAGCATATATAAAATATGGACCGTTGTTTGTTGTTAAACATATTTTAAATATGGCAACAACAAATTATACAACAATAAAATTAAAACAAAAAATGTTAAATAATGAATTAAAAAGCAAGGATGAAAATGAGTAAAATAAATTTACCCACTGAGAAGTGGGACAGAAAATATTTAGGATTGGCAAAATATATTGCAAATGAATGGAGTAAAGATCCTTCAACAAAAGTAGGAGCAGTTTTAGTTAATTATGAATATAATCAAGAGTTTATTGGTTATAATGGATTTCCCAGAGGAGTTGTAGACAGCGAAGATAGATACGATGATAGAGAGTTAAAATATAAAATGATAGTTCATGCTGAGGTAAATGCAATTCTGAAAGCTGGTTTTATTGCTAGAGGATCAACTTTATATGTATATCCTAGTTTTTCAGCTCCGCCAATTTGCAATGAATGTGCCAAATTAGCAATCCAGAGTGGAATTAAATCAATAGTTGGATTTGAACCCAATTGGTTAGATCCCATAGTTCAACGATGGGCAGATTCTATGTCTGTTTCTAAGATGATGTTTGAGGAAGCTGGTGTAACTTGGAGAACAATAAAAGGATAAATTATGGCAATGACAAAAAGTAGTGTAGAAGTTCAAAAAATATTTTTGAATTTTATGTTGAGTAATCCTACTTTATACACAAGGGTTCAAAATATTTATAATGTAGAAAATTTTGATAGAAGTTTAAAATCTGCTGCGAAATTTTTGCAAGAGCATGTCACAGAACATTCTTCCATCCCAACAACTCAACAAATAAATGCAGTTGCAAGCACTGATTTGGAATTGATTGATGGAATAAATGATGGTCACGAACATTGGTTTCTTGAGGAATTTGAGCAATTTACAAGAATTGCTGAATTAGAACGGGCAATTCTTAAATCTGCTGATTTATTGGATAAAGGAGATTTTGGTCCAATTGAAAAGCTTATTAAAGATGCAGTCCAAATTAGTTTAACAAGAGATTTGGGGATCAATTATTTTGATGATCCGAGGAGAAGACTACTGAGATTAAAAGATTCAAATGGTCAAGTAAGCACTGGTTGGAAAGATATCGATAAAGCTCTTTTCGGAGGATTCAATCGCGGAGAATTAAATGTATTTTGTGGCGGCCCTGGGGCAGGGAAAAGCGTTTTCCTTCAAAATCTAGCATGTAATTGGATTCTATCAGGAATGAATGGAATATATGTTACGTTGGAATTGAGTGCTGAATTAGTCGCAATGCGTTTGGATAGTATGATTACTGGAATCAGCAGTAAAGAAATTTTCAAGAGATTGGACGATGTAGAATTACAAGTTTCTATGGCTGGCAAAAAATCTGGAAGATTAAGAATTAAATTTTTGCCATCTGGGAGCACAGTAAATGATATCAGAGCATATGTCAAAGAATTGTCAATTCAAGAAAATTTTAAAGCTGATTTTATCTGCGTCGATTATTTGGATTTGGTAAATCCTGGTTCTTTTAAAGTTGATCAATCTGACATCTTTACAAAAGATAAGTTGGTTAGCGAAGAGTTACGAAATTTTTCAATTGAATTACGATCTTTGTTTGCCACTGCGTCACAATTAAATAGGAGTTCATTTGAAGAAATAGAATTTAATTTGGGTAATATTGCTGGCGGTATTTCAAAAGCTAATTCTGCTGATAATTTATTTGGCATTTTTACAAGCAGAATTATGAAAGAACGAGGAGCCATTCAACTCCAGTTTTTGAAAACCAGAAATAGTTCAGGAGTCGGACAAAAAGTTGATCTTGATTTTAATGTAGATTCACTAAGAATTACTGATTCTACAAGTTCAGGAGAAGATTCTTCGATGGCTGGAAATAATATTTTATCTCAAATTAAAAATGCACCAAAAACAGCAAATGTAAGTTCAACTGAAAATAAACAAGATATGTTAAAAAATTTGTTATCAAGTATTAATAAAAAATAAAATGCCAAAATTAAAAATACCAATTGAATTACAAAAATATGAAAATCCAATGAAATGGGTTAAGGAGAATTGTAATCCAATTTTATTGGAAAATAAAAAATCAAAACATATTTTAATGTATTCTGCTTTGCATCCAGAAGATTCTCCAATTTGTAAATATTCTGGATTAATTAGAAAATATTCAAGAGAATTACAAAAATTTACTGAATGTATATTGGGCAAAAAATGTCAATGTCATAAAGATAAATATCAAGAAATTGTCATGAATCGAGGAAAAACTTGCATGGAAAGATATGGAGTGGCAAACCCAATGCAAGTTGAAGAAGTTAAAAATAAATTGTCAAACACTAATTTAGAAAAATATGGTTTCAAAAATCCATTTAGTAACAAAGAAATTCAAAATAAAATCAAAAACACTAATTTGGAAAAATATGGTTGTGCTAATCCAGCAAGCAACGACACAATAAAAGAAAAAATCCAACATACTTGGAAAATGAATTATGGATGTCACCCTCAACAAACAAAAAATGTTAGAAATAAAACAGAGAAAACTTGTATAGAAAAATATGGAGCAAAAACTCCATTTTTGAATACTAAAATCCAAAATAAAATTAAAGATTCAATGGTGAGCAATTATGGAGTGGAATATGCTCTCCAAAGCGAAGAATTTCAGAAAAAACAACAACATACAATATCCGAGCGATTTTGTTACGATGAAGATATGGAATATTATCCTGAATTAATAAAACGTATGGAAGATTCTATGGTAAAATTGTATGGAGTTCACCGTGCTTTAGAACTGCCAAAATTTATGGATAAATTGAGAATAACAAATCAAAGAAATTACGGATATGAATTCGCAAGTCAGTCTCCAGAAATAAAACTTCAAGTTAAAAATTATTTTTTAAGAAAATATGATTGCGAAAATTATTCTCAATTGCATATAAGTAAAGAATCATTGAATATATTAAATGATCTTTCTAAATTAGAAGAAGTTGTTATATCTAATGGAATTCAAAATTCTTGTGTTAAATTAGGTATTTCCGAAAGCACTTTATATAAGAGATTACGCAAATTGGATTCTTTTGTTTGCAGAGGAATGAGAAGTATAACAGAATTAGAAATAGACAATTGGCTTACAGAAAATAATATTTTATTTGAATCAAATAATAGAACCCAAATTAAACCATATGAACTTGATTTTTATTTCTTTAAATATAATAAAGCCATAGAATTTCAAGGTGACTATTGGCATATGAATCCAACTATTTTTGAAGCTGATGATTTTAATGAAATAAAAAATAAAACAGCATTTGAAATTTGGAAATATGATTTAAATAAATTTGAATTGAGCAAAGCTAAACATATTGATATATTTTATATTTGGGAGTCTGATTGGAACTTAAATAAAGAAAAAATTAAATTGAAAGTTCTTGACTTTCTGAAGCAGTTGTAGTAACATCTAAATATGGAAACAAATAATATTAATTTAATTTTTGAAGATACTGAAAATGTAATTGATAATTTTCGCGGAGAATATAGATTTTTAAGCAATTTTGATATTGGCCCCAAAGATTATGAAATTAACTTGGATGGCGAAATTTATAAAACTGTAGAAGCTGCATATCAAGCTGCGAAAACATTTGATAAATTAAAAAGAAAATTAATTCAGGACGCGCCGACTCCAGGAAAAGCAAAAAAATTAGGGCAAGAAGTATCTATTAGAAAAGATTGGGAAAGTATCAAACTACAAGTTATGTATGATTGTTTAATACAAAAATTTTCTTATCCTTATTTTAAAGAATTATTGCTATCAACATATCCCAAAGTTCTGATTGAAGGAAATACTTGGAATGACACTTTTTATGGTGTATGTAATGGAATAGGACAAAACAATCTTGGAAAATTATTAATGGCAATCAGAGAGAAATTTATAAATGAAATGTAAAAATTGTAGTTCTAATGAACAACTCGAATGCTTGTTCAATCAATTTAGTGATAGTGTCAGTATCAAATGCCCATATTGTGGGTTTAGTAAAACATTTTTATTAAGCGCATATTTATATCAATGCCCGTGTTGCAATTACCCAAATTGTGGACATAATCATAATTAAGGAGAATTAAAATGGAATTAACATTAAGAAAAGCATCTGCTATTCAAGAAGTTATTTTAAGCAAAATTAATAATATTGAATTGAAACCAATAATATCATTAAATGAATTTCAAGATCCCACTTCTGTTATTTTAGTAGCTCAAAATGATTTATTGACATCTCTGGCTAATAAAGTTAAGTTGTGGGATGCTTTCTATGAAATCAGAACATCTTTGGGAAAAGCAAATGCTGATGCTGGAGTTAATTCTTTATTGGCTGATCTTGCGAAATCAGAAAAATTAATTCAACTTTATACAAGCATTACAGCAAAGTCTTCATTACAAGAAAGTTTAGATGTTATCACTGGAAAACTAAAAAAGATTTCAGCCGCATCATCAAATGAATCACGATATGGATATTCAGAAACTGTTAATTCAGGAGTATTAGCTTCTCTAGATGATTTAACGGCCAAGGTAAATTTATTATCTAAAAAGAAGCAAGATTTAAATGATAAATTATTGGAATTAAATATTAAAACTAAAATAGTATTGACTGATAAAACCAATGAAGTATTGGTTAATCTTGGAATTTTATAAAAGATTATAGTCATGTCACTTTGAATGACTATATATCACTCCAAAGGAGATGAGGGTTAGCTTCACTTCCTTGTTTCAGAAATGGAACATATGGATGATCGATTAATCAGCGTGATCTTACCAAAACTAATTTTTTGATTGTTGCTGGTAGGGAATATGCAGATAATTGCTAATTGCTTATAAATTGTTGACAATTGATTATTGTCCTGCTAATTACTTACCTTTGGCGTGATTTATGATAGGAAAATAATGGAAAATAAATTTATTGTAATGTGGGACGAAATTGGGTTGGAATGTATTATTCCTGTTGATATAGAACAAGTGAATAAGTATAGAAATGATTTATTGATAGCTAAATTGGCTGATGACACTGCTCCAAAAAATTCATATCTTGAAAATTTTAGCCTTACTATGGAAATGCTAACAATGCGGGCTAACGTCAATAGTCAAAGAAATTATGAAATTTATATTTTAGATACATCTGAAGATATTAATCAAAAAACATTAGAATTTTATTTTGAAAACAACCCACAAATGATCGTTGATATTATAAGAACAACCGGAACAAAAATATTCGGTTCTGGTAGGGGCAAAAATTCAAAACCAAAAATATTATAAGAACAGAAATAAAAAATTTAAGGATAAAATGACTGACGATCAAATTTTAAATGATATTTTGGCAGATGCCTTAGGCGATGATTCTCAAACACAATCAGAAACACAACCAAAAGATTACTATGACTCTTGTAGACAAACAGCAATCTCCAATGAATCTATTGAATATAGACAATGGCAAATTGGATCAAATGATACTTATCGTCCAGCAGGATTAACACGGGAAGCTTTACCTCCTGGTGTTTATTCATTTGAAAGAGATGATATGGGATTAGTCGTAAAAATTATAAAAGTTATAACAGATTCATTGATTATTTTGCCAGACAACGCCAGTGAAAAAGTATTAATGGGAATGAAAAAGTTTTGGGAAATGGAAAGCAAATATAGAAAACATGGTTTGCTCTATAAAAGAGGAATTTTATTATTTGGACCTCCAGGATCTGGCAAAACTGCAACTATTACATTATTGAGTAAAGATTTATTGGATGCTGGTGGCATTGTGGTTATGTGTGAAGACCCATTTATAACAGCCAAAGGATTGGCAGCAATCAGAAGAATTGAACCAAATAGAAGAATTATTTGTATCATAGAAGATATCGATGAGAATATTCAAAAATATGGAGAGCATGATTTATTGGCATTGCTGGACGGAGAAAATCAAGTGGAAAATATAGTAATGTTGGCAACTACTAATTATCCTGATAGATTGGGAGCAAGAATAGTTAATCGACCTTCTAGATTTGATGAAAGAATTTTTGTTGGAATGCCTTCTGCTGCTGCAAGAAAAATTTATCTTCGCAAGGTGGTCGGAGAAATTCCAGAACTTGATCAATGGGTAAATGATACTGATCAATTAAGTATTGCTCATCTCCGTGAACTTTCTGCTGCTGTCAAATGTCTTGATCAAGATTATGATGTTGTTCTCAGTAGATTAAAATTGATGAAGCACAAACTAAAAGATGTAGATGTTCCTGAAAAGGTTGGATTCTAATATGACAAGAGATGAAAAATATGTAAAAGATCATTGGAAAGAAATCAATGAACATTGGAAAGATAATGATAGTTATGCTCCTGATTTATTCATAGTTAATATAGGAGATGGTCATTTTTATGATAAAGATCCTAACAAAGTTTGGAAGAAAGCTGCTGAGTTTACAAAGGATACTGAAGAAGAGTTAGAAACATTAAATTATGCAACTAATTTAGTCGAAGGAATGAATAATAAATTTAGTTCTCATACTGATATAGCAACTAGTTTATATATTATTAGTTTACTTGCTAAAAGAAAGAAAAAATTAGAAGTTGGATCGTTAAAATAAATCTACAAAGCAAAAAGGCAACCAATTAATTGGTTGCCTTTTTGCTTTGTAGATAAATACTAATATGAAAACTGATACCAAATCTTTACTTGAATCTCTTATAGATATTTCTCCTTCCAAAGACAATTCATTAATTATTGAAAGTCGCGGATCACATATTATAGCAAGTGCAATTTCATTATTGGAAACAATAAATGAGTGTTATGGTGAAGAAAAAGCACTGGAGATGGAGAAGAGATTATTGAGTTCTATTCGTTATAAAAATACTGGAAAATTTTCACGAGGAATTCGCCAAATATCAGAAGGAAAAACAATATGATAAATGAAATTCAATTACAATATGGAAAATCCAATAAATCAGTTCAAGTACCAAATCCTATAGTTACAGAATTAAAAAATGTTGTTGATAGATGGGAAACTGACCAATTGGAAGATGTGATGATTAGTGAAAGAAAATTAAAAGAAATTTTGGCCAATATTAAAAATACAAAACATAAAGTATCAGAAGCTAAGAATAAAGAAAGAGTACTACTATCCACGATAGCCAAATTAAAACAATAAGAGAGCAACTATGTTATTTGAATTTTTAATTAATGAGTCAAAAGCCTTCAGAAACGAAGAAACATTGCAAAAATATACTTCACAAGAATTGAGTGATATATTGTTTACGATGTTATTGACTCTGCAACTGTTGCATATTGCTCACTTCAATAAGGATATAGATAGATATGCGACAGAAACTTTGAAATATCCAATGTTTGATAGAGTGTATCTTTCAGGTTCAGACATGGCCAATATTATTGCAACTTTAAGAAACGCGAAAGAAATTCTTGGAGATAAAAACGTTGATATTCCTGTAATGGAATTAAAACGTTGGTTGCGAGATATGCATTATAAAACAATGGATGATACTTTGAAAAGAATGTTATTTGTCAAACTTCAAAATAAATTAAAGATAAAAGATAGCGCATTAACTTCTTTGAGAAGAGATATTCTTGATTCATATGATTTATCATGGAGTCAGAAAAAACGTTTTGGAGAAAAACTTTATCAAATACTGAGAAAATATCAATATAAGTGCGATATTTTGGTTTTATTACAGAAATTGATGGATAGCAGAGATGAACTGAAAGAGCATATAATAAAATTACCTTCTGGAAAATATCAACTCAGGTCAGTTAAGAAAAACAAGAAAGGCAAGACAAGAAATCTTGGAACTTTTGATAGTAGAGGCGCTGCTGAAAAACATGAATCAGAAGTAGAATATTTCAAGAACAAATAATATATTAGTTGCAGTGTTATCAGCACTCACCAATTCAGAGTACGCCAGCTATAGATTTGTACATATGAATTTGCTATAGAGAAGATAATAAAGAAAAATTACTTAAATTACTGAAATAAAAATGGAGCCAATTTAATTGGCTCCATTTTTGGTTATTTGGTTGAATTAGAAAGTGAAATTGGCTGCGGTTACTGCTGAAAGATTAACATTAGCAAATCCAACTGTTGCATTACCAACTACATAAACTCCGAGTCCCTGAATTGCAGTTGTTAGATTTGTTACGTTTGCAGCATTGACACCAGAAGTAAACATTCTGACACCAACGTTAGAGTTTGCGCCATTTGCACTAATAAGTGCAAGATTGGCTGTTAAATTTCCGAGAACTTCGATGGTGGCAGTCTGTTCAATTGTTTGAATAACTGCTGGCCATGCGCCAAGAGGACCAGTGCTAGTTAGAATACCACCGCCGTTGGCTCCGAAGTTTAGTTCAATACCATCAACTGCTTTTCCAAAAAACGCACCAGCATTACCATCTGGGGTTGGATTTACTTTAGGGAATTGTGCCATAATATTATATCTCCATACTACATTATAAGTTTTGAATCTCTCGATTCATTAATAGTATTTATACAAAGCATTAAAAATTTGCTATTTAACTCAAAAACTTAGTGTGATAATATATCATCTACTTTTTCAACAAATTTTTCGGTTTTGTTTGATAATTGCTCTTTCCATTCTGAAACTAACTTTCTCATTTTATTTGGATTGCGATCTGACCAATAATATCTTCCAGAAAGAGAATCATTATTGCTTTCTTGTTTTTGATTATACCACAAACGATGCTTTCCTTTAGTATCATTTTTTCCTTCAGCAACTACAGTTGGGTGCCATATATGCAAAATTTGGCCAGCCAAAGTTTTATGAGGACTATATAAAGTATCCATAGCCGTCATTGCTGCATGATCTTCTCCTCCCCAACCACGGAATCTAATATCCCAGCCGCCAACTATTTCAAATGCTTCTTTTGACATAAGTTGAATCATTGCTCCATACCAATGACCTATTTGTGAAGAAGGAGTACCTTTAAATGCTGTTTTATTTAAATATTCATAATCTTGCAAAGTGGAATTCAAATAAAATTGACTCTTTGGGTTAGAATTTAATAATTTTTCTGATGCTTCTTCAGTTAAACGAAATAGTTTTCTATAAGGAACAAACCATAACTTAAATCCTTTCTTTTTTGCTAATCTAATTTCTTTAGCACACGTAATTATTGAATCGGCTGATATATATGCATCAGCATCTATAATTACAAAAATATCTCCATGTGCTTTACTAGCAGCATTATTTACTGCCACTGATTTTGAAAATGGCAAAGAATTTAACTCTGCTTCTTTATCTTCCCCAATAATAATTTCTGCACCTGGCAAACACTTCTTCCAATATTGATTTAACCAATTCCAGTTTTTTGATCTTTGGTCATTTTTGTCAGCAGAATGAAAAGGAACTAAAATACTAATACCATTCCCTTTTCTTCGTAATAATTTTGAAATAAAAAATTTAATATTTTTCATAAATATTCCTCAATTCTATAAATGCATCATATATTTCAAATTTAACATCATCTACTCGATTGCGATCAGCTTCAATCATTTTTCCGATTTCAAAAGGACAATGTATAGCAGCATTATAATCAAGAAATTTAAAAATACCTCCGTCATTTTTTAAAGCATTACATTCTTCGACGCGACGAGGAATTCCTATAGAATCAGCAACAATCATTCCATGCAACGATGAAGTTACAATTCTTCTGCATGATGCAATTTCTTCAATTACAGTTAAAGGATCATTCATTGGGTGTATCACTTTACAAGTAAATTTCTTTGGAATAATATTAAGAAATTTTTCAGCCAATTCAGTATCTTGCCAATGAGGTACTATACCCAAATCCCATTTTTTTTCTTGGTACTGAATAAGTTCATTTGATAAAATTGCTGGATCACCCAAAGCAAAATTTCCTGGTATATTTTTAGATGACAATGGCCCGCGCAGGGCCAGAATTTTTATGTCATTAGAACAAGGATTAAATTTTAGTTTTGAAGATTCTCTCAATAATCCAGATCCCAATATGATACCTTTCCAATTTTCTGGAACATGTTCAAGTATAGACCCAACAGAAATAATATCAGCATTCATAATGGGAACCCATTGAATGTTTTCTAAATAAGCAAATCTAGTCAACAGCAAAGGAGTTAGCCCATCTCCAAAATTTTCTACTTTCTTCCACCAATATACTTTTGTTTTTTTGTGATTTCTCATCAAATCTCCCAACAATATTTAATCATTATATGATTATTTATGTGAATAATCAGATTTTAACTTCATAAATATATGCATGATTGTGAAATTTTATACGTTAATTGATATAACTAAAACAAATGTAACAAGAAATTTTAAATCGCAGGGATCATTATTGTCTCAGCGAGAATGGGATTTTTTGCGCAATAAGCAACGAAATTGGGAAGTAGTTATACAATTGTTAGGATTAAGATTTCAGCCAATGAAAATTTCTGATCCAATAAAATTAATAAATCAAAATTATAATGATTATTCTTTTGGTAATGCTTTTTCTGAAGTAAAAAATTTATCTATATGGAAATTTTATTGTAACTATGACATAGAAACATCTATAGATTTTTTAATATCTGATTTCAATGATATTCCAATTATAAGTGGATTGGATGAGACGATTACTTTAAATAATTCATGTTTCACTACAATCAATGAAAAAACAAATTTGTTAGTAAAAGTATAAATATATATATAGATGTAGGACGAGGGCTATAATGTCACCAGAATTAGAAAAAACAAACTTAGAAGTCCACATAGAACTAACAAAAATTCGGGATCAAGCAACATCAAAAGCTATTGAAGATATCAATGATAAAATAACAAATATTCTTGGAGAAATTATAAATTTAAAAAAAGATATAAATATACTAAATGAAAAGAGAAATTCACAAATTATTCATGTTGGAGCAGCAATTATTACACTATTGTTGGGTATGTTAGGAGCATTACTAATAAAAGTATTAATTCCTTTGTTTTTGGGGAAATAGGACAAAATATGTTATTAACTGATTTTAAAAATAACGTTACGATAAATGATTTGAATTCATTATTGCAGGAATATTTTAACTATGATATTCCGTTAGAAAAACTGAATATATCAATAGCTATAAATTTATTAGAATCTTCTCGAAAAAAAATTAATGAAGTTAAAAATAGTGAATTATTTCATACGAGTGAAAATAGTCCCTCTTATCTTGGATTACTAACTACCGAAAAATTGTTGGAAGCTTGGATTGATGCATCTCAAATACACACAGAAGATATTATTAAATTACGAGGAAAGAGCTATTATTTTAGTGGCGGCGATGGCGGCGATTGGTATAGAGTTAATAAAACAAGTGATGGAAAAATAGTTTCTAAAATAGTTACTAGCGGTGATATAATTTCTGATTTAAATAATGCTAAAGAAGATAAAGATGAACTAAAACCAGAATCAAAACCTGAAGTTGGAGATCAATCAGAACAAGAACCAGAGCAAACACAAGTAAATAATGTTGTGCCAAAACAAGTAGATTCAGTTCCAACAGAAAATAATCAAGATTGGAAAGATCATGCAACAAATAATATTACTCCTGCTGCTTCTCACGTTGCAAATTTTCTAGGTGCAACAGTTGGAGCATTTAAAGCTGGTTTGAAGGGAGAAGGAATTCATAAAGATTGGGGGAAAATGCTACCGTCCGTTAATCCAAAAAATATGAAGGAATTGAAAGGTATTATTGATAAGGATTTTTTAAATCAAAACACATTTTCAAAATTAAAAGCACCACAAAAAAGTACACTTGAAAAATTTTTCGCATCAATGTATACTCCTGGAAAAATAATATCACATGATGATGTGATAAATACAATCAAGAAAAATAAGTTATTCTCCAATATTCCACCTGATGTAAAAGCACAAATTGCTGCTATTTCTTCAGTGTTAAACAAATTTGCACAAAAAACTAATGAAAGCATCATAAAAGACAAAGCAATAAATATGTTGTATGAGAATTTTAATTCTAATATTTCTTATAATTCTTTTTCAAAACAGCAGGCCAAATTAATTTTAGAAGATGTATTTGATATTATTGAAGAACTTCATGAAAATAAGCAATATAATAATTCATTAGAAAAAATGATTAAAACTGCTAGATCAGTTATTGATTATATTAGAGAATAATATATGATAATTTGTAACACAAAAATTTTATAAAGCGATCAATTATTGTTCATAACAATTTTAGATAAATACATTATGGAATTAAATATTTAACAGATTCAGGAAAAATATATGAAAAAATTGGTTGAAAATGTAATTAAAAGTAGAGCAAGACAGATGTTACGAGAAGGCGAAGTAGAGAATGCTGAGTCTGTATTGGCTGCTAAAGATTTGGTTGATCGCCTTCAAGATACTATTGAAGAACTTGGAAAAATGTCTAATGATGAATTGCCCCATCTTGTTGACGCCATCAGAAGCAGTTTAGGAACTGACAAAGCTACAGCTTATCAGCAATCCGCTAGTTCTGTAATAAATTCTTTGCTTGATTCTGTTAAAGAAAAGAAGACTGAATTAGAAAATGCAACGCTTGTTCTATCAGGTGATGCAACTGCTGATACTTCTTCTGATTTAACATTACCTGATGATGAATCTGGGGAAGATGTTCCAGAAATGGATTCAGATGCATTAGATAATGATTTCGCTGAACCATCTAAGACAAAAAATCCACTTGGTCGTGAACAAAGAATGCCAGCAAAAGAAAGTCTTCGTAGAAAATTTAATAAAAAATTAAATGAAGGGTTGGCGGAATCAAAGAAAATGCTGAATGCAAAGATTATTGCAATTTCTGAAGCTTTGAAGAAGACAGATAAAAAGAAAAAGCCAATTGTTGCAAAAAGACTGGCTGAAGCATTGAGAAGTCTTGTAACTGAAGCGATTAAGAAAGAAGCTAAAGATATAAAAAAAGTAAAAAAATTAGATAAGAAGAAAAAAGTAACAGAAACACGAGTTGCAGCCACAGTTGCAGCAAAAAAGAAAGAACAACCAGAAAAATATTGCAAAAATAAGACCTGTTTATATAGAACTGATGCAGATTATTGTCCAAAACATAAACAAACAGAAAAGAAATAATATAGAGGAAAAATGAAATTTATTTATTTGAGTATTGTTGGCTTATTATTTTCGATTTCTATGTTATCTGCTCAAAATATTTCACCAAAGCAAATTAAATGGCCTCTTATTACCGGTAGTGGTTCTCCCAGTGTTGTTGGGGCCATATGTAACTCTTCTAATTATGCTCAATCATATCAAGATATATCTGAGACTCCAAATGTTCGTTATCATTGCTCAACTGATGGATGGGAATTGGAATTTAATATCACCCAATCAGGAATAGAGTATTTGCGCCCAACAGTCGATACTAATAACCCAACATTAGTTGGAAATATAACCGGTACTTGTAGTGGTATTGGATTTAATGAAGTAGCAATAGGTCCATTAGATGCTGTATATACTGGAAAATCTGGCAACGGGCCAGTTGGACCATCAGCAACTCAAACCATAACAGGATTAAGTACATTGCCTACATATGGAGGATCTTACACTTCTATAATATTTTCAAATTGGCAACCAACAACCAATACTTACAACGGATTAGTACTGAATGTTGTTGCAGAAACATCAGGTGGGTTTGGAACAGGATCATGGTTAGCATATAGTACTGATGGTGGGGTTACTTGGAATTATGATCATATAAATGGAGGCGCTTTATTTCCAACATTAACAACTAGATCGTTTATCATTACTGGGGCTACACTTTCTAATCTTCAAGTATCTATTTGCGCTGAAGCTAATGGTACTTTGTCGTCTCATAATACAACCAATACAATTGAAGATGTGTGGACTACTGGAACCTATGGTGGAAGTGTTGTTAAAGCATCGTTATTTCAATCTTCTATAATTTATAGTGCTGCATTAACTCCATTGCCAGCATGTTCTTCTTCTTTGGTTGGATCACGAGCAGTGGTCAGTGATGCAACGATTCCTACATATATGGGAACTTATGCAAGCGGTGGAGCAATTACAGCAGAAGTGATATGTAGTTATGATGGAAGTTCATATGCGTGGAAAACAAATTAAATCGGAGTTATTCAATGCCTCAAAATAATAAAAAAATTGATCCAATTTTGAAAAATACTTTAATTTCAGTTCTTGCTTTTTTAAAACACAAAGCAGAGGATAAAGGATTATCTCCAGTTATTAGTGTAACCAAACTAGTTGATTTGCTTAAATCTTCTGGAATGACAATTACTTATCAACAATTATTGGATATGACTCATGATCAATCTATTTCTAAATCTATTAAATCCATCAATAAAAATCAAGTAACAATTTCTTTGGGAGGAGAGGAAAATGAGGAGCAACCATTGCAAGATTTTGGTGGAGAGCCAGAAAGCAGCGAAGATGAATTTAATCCAGATGATTTTCAAGCTCCTGAAGAAGATGAAGAGGGAGAAAATCCAGAAGCTGCTCCTGTTGAAAATGAAGCTGAACCGAATCAATATGGAAGACAAAAGAGCATAGTTGGCTCAATGGCTCATAGAGCTATGTCTCGACCAGATTAATTAAATAACTCTTGACTTTTATGTATAACTTGTTATAATTAATTTATGTTAGTAGAAAAATTCCCATATAAACAATTATCTCGTGATACTATCAATGGTAAGAGATTTTATTCTTGTCCTGATGGTAGAAAATTGCCCAGCGTAACAACTATTTTATCTGCAACAAAAACCTCAGAAACACAAGAAGCATTAAATAATTGGAAAAATAGGATTGGTAAAGTCAAAGCTGCTGAAGTATTGGTAGAATCATCTGGAAGAGGAACACGCCTTCACTCTTTTTTGGAAAAATATATTTTAACTGGAAATACTGGAATCCCTGGAACGAATCCTTATTCGATTCAAAGTCATAGTATGGCAAATCATATAATTAAAAATAGTTTATGTAATGCAACAGAATTTTATGGCTGCGAAATTGGATTATTTTATCCAACTATATATGCAGGATCAACTGATTGTATTGCATTATATGAGGGAGAAATAGTAATCTTGGATTTTAAGCAAAGTAATAAATTAAAAAAAGAAAGTTATTTAGATGAGTATCGCGCACAACTTTGTGCATATATGTTGGCGCATGATGAACTATATGGAACAAAAATAACTCGTGGAATTAATATGATTTGCACCCCAGATTTACAATATCAACAATTTGAAATTAATAAACATAATTATAATAAGTATGCCGACTTGTGGTGGGAAAAATTAGAACAATATTATGAACAGGAGATTCTCAATGGCGAATGATAAAATTAAATGGCTGGGAAAACCTGAAGAAAGAATTTTAAGCATTAGGAAATTTAGAAAATATATCGATACAATACCATTCCATCAAGCAGTTAAATTTACGCAAGAAAATTGGATCAATTGCCCAAGAATAAATAATTTACAGTTTGATATTACTGAAGTGGACCAATGGCCAACTCCTTGGGAATTATTTGGCAACTCAGTATTTTGCCAAAATTCTCAAGTGCTAGGAGCATTTTATACATTAATTTTAAGTAAACACATTGACGTTCATACAATTGAATTGATCATTGTTGATGATATTATTAATGGTGTCAAAGGAGCAATTGTTTTAGATAAAAGCCCATTGAAATTGATTCAAGGAACACCATTAAAAACAATATCAATATCTGACTTAACAAACAAATTAGGAGAATAAATATGGAAGATGAAATTTATAGTTTTAAACTTACAACTGGAGAAGAAATTATTTCAAAATTAATAGGAGAACATTGGAACAATGATTATCTCATTTTGGATGAACCCAGAACATTAATGATGGGACAAAATGGAAATTTGAGTTTAGCTCCAGTATTATTTTCGGCTGACCCCACGCATCATATATTTTTATCTAAATCTGCTATTGCTTGCTGGTCTAAATACATTAGAGAAGAATTAAAAACTGGATACTTGAGTTCAGTATCAAAATTGGTAATTCCAAATAAAAATATTATAATGGGGTAATATGCCTTCTTTGGCTAGAATAACTGATAAAGATAGTAATGGGGATGCTATTACTAACGCATCGCTGTCTGTTATATGCGATAATCTTTATGCAGCCAGAAAAGGAAGCATATTGTCTGGTGGAGATTCTATATTAAGTGGGAGTTCATCAGTTAATATAGAAAATCAACCAGCAGCTATTGTTGGATCGAAAACTAAAAAAGGTTATACTATAATTAAAGGAAGTCAAACAGTATTTGTGGGGAATTAAATGAGTAATTCATTGTCAGGTTTTCAAATTATGGCCGCGCAAGGTTTATTAAATGGTAATGGATTGGCTCCTCCAAATATTTCAGCAAACCTTGCGTTATATAATTCGTTTGCTCCTGTAAATAATTTTATTACAATTTATAATAATGCAAATGCAGCCAATGTAACTTTGCCAAATACATTATTATTGCAAAGTATTGGAGCTAATACATTTCCTCATATTTTTGGGCAAGTACCGTTTGATTTTAGTTCTGCTTTGACTCCAGGACTTTTATTTAATAAAATACCACCTAGAATTTCTTATTGGTTCGGTAATGTTGCATCCAATAGTATTTTAATACAAGTTTTAAATCAAGCACAAGTTTATTCACAGCAATCTTCTGATTTAATTAATAGTGCAGCATCTACTCAATGGCCAAATGGTCCTTCTTCAACTGCTTCTGGAGGATTTTCATCAATTGCAGGAAATAATATAACTGCTGTATCATTAGCTTTTCAACAATTGGGTACATTGATGGATATGTCTGTTCCATTAAATGGATTTAGTAATGCTGGATGTTTTAAACAAATTTTGGATTCAGGTAATGATAGTATAGGAAACTTGCATTTAAATTTTTTTGGAAAAACTTTCATTGATCCAATAACAGGAAATTCATATATTATTAATGCTGATTTACTAAATTTAATAATTGATAATCCAATGGGAAGAAACGATGATGATTCATTTCAAGTTGTTGCTCTTAATCCATTGGATTTATTGCTGGGAACTATGGCAAATTCTGCTTTAACTGCAACTGGTGACTTGGATGCTGTTGTAACATTTTTTAAAATTAATGGTTCTGCTGCATCATTAATAAATCAGTGGACTGATTGCTTAAATATTCCGTTCATGCTTGGAACACAAGCAGCTACAGAAATTAGAACATCTTTAAATTTAAATTCCACTGATATTTTTGATGCATATGATTTTATAAAATTACTAATTTCTAATATTAAAGGTCTAAGTAATTTAATATCATTGGCTGATCTGGGAACAATAATGAGTCATATTTCTTTATTGCCAAACTCAAATTTATCAGCAATGATTTCTCCATTATCAAATACAGATTATAGTAATTTGCAAGCGACTATGGGAAAAGGTTCAGGGGCCAATGGCAATCCAACTGTTGCTGATATATTGGGATCTACGAATCTAAATGATGCATTAGTTAATACAATGATTGGCTTTTCTCCATTACTTATTACTTCTTTATGGGCTAATATAAGTTCAGACACTGGAAATATAGCAAATGCATTATTGCATGGAATATCTTCTCCAGTGTTTTTAAGTAATGGAAATTCTTATACTGATATAAACTCACTGAGTTCAAATGCTGTAATATTAATAAATCAAGAATCTTTAACATTAACTAACGAAGTGTCGAATCCAAATTTATTTTCAGACTATAATGGAATAGCAGAAACTCATAATAATAGTATTTTACTATCCCCAATTGATGGCGTTGATACTTGGGATTTAACACCAGATAATATTTCATTATCTGGATTTCCTCAGCAATTAGCTTCCATGGCAATAGAAAATGTAGAAATATCTGGATTAGATGTCATTATTCCTTTATTTGACTCAACTGTTGTTGGGCAAGCATTAAATGCAATTGTTATTGAAGCTATTAATAATAGAGCATTATCTAATGCTGGATTAATGGGAAGTAGTTTCGATGCAAATCCAACAACTTTGGCAACTTCTCCAACCGGCACAAATACTATAGGTGGCGGCAGAATAAAATAATTCTTGACTTGCTTAACTATTTGTGTTAAAATCATTAAATGACTAGAAAATACATAAATCTCGCAATATTGGGAAGTTTTTTGCTTTTTGGGATGACTGTTAAAGCAGAAACTTATACCTCTAAAGACGTAACGTGTCTAGCCTCTGCCATTTATTATGAAAGCAATGGAGAACCATTAAAAGGGCAATATGCAATTGGTGAAGTTATTATGAATCGACTTCACGCAAGAATCTCAAACTCAATTTGTGGAATTGTTAATCAGCATGTTGGCAAGCATTGGCAATTTGGATTCAACTCTCAAAAAAATAAAAGAATTCCAAATAATCATCTTGATTATTTTTTAATGATTGCTCAGCATGTAATAGATGGGTCAGACAATTTGATTTTGCCCAAATATGTTCTATATTTCAATAATCTTCCATTTCACTCTAAAAAATATCATTTATACTGCAAAATAGGACACCAATTATTTTTCGTAAAGCATTGAAAACAATAACTTTAAAAAATAGTTGACATTTTTAATTTTTTGTTGTAATATTTAGATATGAATGATACTGACTCAAATAAGAAAATCGTGAATGTCAATCAGATTGTCGAAGCAATCGAAAAAGCCAATATTGTACTCGAACGAGCGAAAGCCTCTGGAAATGTTGAAGCAATTTCCACTTGGACTCGAATCTTGGCTAGTCTTCAATGGCGCTGGCGTGATGCTAAAATTGAAATGGATACTCATGGTAGATATTCATTTCAGTAAAAGATAATATGACCAAAACGCTAACCTATATTGTGTTGGCATCAAAATGGCGTCAATTTAAGAATGAAGATAAACTTTGGGAACTGTCTTTGGAAAATATTGAAAAGTTTCTTGAAGAAAGATTGGCAAAATAATGGAATATAAAGAATTAGTATTATCTGTATATTCTGATGCTAAAATAGTAAACATTACAGGACAGCATCGCCATGATTTACGAGATGTAACTCAAGAAAATAGCAATTTTGTTGGAATAAAGACCGCAAGAAAATATCTTGCTTATGGATACGCCTGCGGAAGCGAAAATGAACTTTGGCATCGAGTATGGATTAGAATACAGCAAGAATTGGAAAGAAAGCTTTCAAAATGAAATCTTATAAAGCAAGAATTTTACAAATTTATCCAGGTGCTTTATTAATGGCTTCTATGGACGGCGAAGGACTTGTTTATATTGTTGATACTTATAAAGGCGCTTTTTCTATTTTAATATTTCGGAATGCTTTTTATGATCAGAAGCTATTTGAAGAATATAAAACATCAATATGGAAGAGTTTATGGTTAAGACTTCAAGAAGAGTTGGAAAACAAACTAGCAGAATGAAAGTTTTGTCAGTTTATCCAACTGCTATTCGTGCAGAATTATCTGGCTGGATAACCATTTGGGATGGAAATGGTACTGGAATGTTGGCAAAATGTTATCCATATGAAAAGACTAAAGCTTGGGATTTTGCTTGGGAAGAAGTTAAAAAAAGATTGGTGAAAAAATTGGAAAAATGAAAACTGCTGAAGATCGCGTTATAAAAATGTTTCGTACTGCTTATATTTCCATTCACGAATGGGAAGTGTCCATATGGAGTGGATGTGGAAAGGGACGTTTTGCAACAGTAAAACGACAGCCAATTCTCGGAGAATTATCATTGGCAGATGACACCAAAAAAGCTTGGGAAATGGCTTGGGATAAGATTCAAGAGGATTTAATACAGAAATTGTCTGAATAATGGCAGGCAAGATGCTGAAAACAAACGATTTGTTTACTATTGACATTTAGTGCAAGATTTGATATACTTTATATAGTGAAAGAGGATATAAACGATGAATATTCAAGGACTTGTGAGCCAATTGAATGAGCAACTTCAGACTGCGCAGAAAGATTATTATGTTGGCACTCCATCAATTTCTGATGCTGAATATGATGCATTGGAAGTGCAGTTGATTGCTCTCGTTGAAACGAATCCTCAGTTTGCTTCGATTGCAACCGTGTTAAATTCTGTTGGCGATTCAAAAAACTCAGAAACTCGAATCCTTCACGACCGACCAATGCTTTCAATCGAAAATTATTATACTTCAGAAAGTTTTTGTGAAGCTGCCAAAAACTATGGTTATTTTCTTTTGGAAGAGCCAAAGCGAGATGGAATTTCTTGTGAATTGAAGTATGAAAATGGCAAGCTTTATCAAGCTGTCACTCGCGGCGATGGCGAAGCGGGCGAAGATATGACTGCTCAAGTTAAGCATTGCAAAGCAATTCCTCAAACAATTTCAGTAAAATATAATGTTCGTGTTCGCGGAGAATTGGTTATGCGTAATTCAGAATTAGCGCGAATTAATTCTCTTGGTGGAAAAATTCATTCCAACACAAGGAATTTGACAGCCGGTACGATGAAACAAAAAGATTTGAGTGTTGTTGATTCTCGTGAAATTATTTTGGTTCCATGGGATTTGTATTCTCCCACTGAAGATGCAAAACTTCCTGATAGTGCATATGATCGCATGAAGTTGACTGAATCTTTTGGATTCCCAAAGTATGAAGGTGTTCGCATTCCCAGCGCAGAGATTCATTCAACACTAGTATCTTTGCTGGCTACACTAAAGAATTCAGATATTACTGCTGATGGAGTTGTGATTAAAGTTGATAGTCACAAGCTTCGCAATAAGCTTGGTGTTGGAAACAAGTATACAAAGTATCAGCATTGCTTTAAGCCGCAGAATCTTGCTGCTGAAACAACATTGCTTTCAATCGAATATGGTCTTGGTCGCACTGGAAAGATTACGCCAGTTGCAATTCTCGCTCCTGTAAATCTTGGCGGAGCAATGATTTCCCGCGCTACTCTTTGCAACGAAACATATATGGAAAATTTGGGAATTATGATTGGAGCGACTGTAAAAGTATTGCGCTCTGGAGATGTGATTCCATTTATTTGTGGTGTTGTGAATTCAAAGAATGCAAAGCCATATGTTTTCCCAACCACTTGCTTGTCTTGTGGAACAAAGTTGAAGACTGATTTGACTGCGAAGATTGTTCAGCGTTTTTGTGAAAATAGTGCTTGTCCTGGAAAAGCTGCGGAGCAGTTTGCATACATTTCTCATCGTGATACTTTAGAAATCGATTGTCTTGGCGACAGTATGGCAATTGAACTTGTTGAGCATAAAATTGTTGATATTGCAAATTTATTTGAATTTGGTAATGATATTATTTCTAGTCAAAATAGAAACCACGGCTATCCTACAACAAATGATTTGGCAAATACATATGGTTTTCGCTCTGGTGTAAACATTCTCAAGATGGTAAAGAGTTTGGAAACAGCCAAAAAAGCAACTTGGGATCGCTGGTTTGCTTCTCTTGGAATCGAAAATATTGGTCATTCTCTTGGAAAAGATATTGCAATTGCATTAAATCTTACTTCAGAAGATATGAAGTCATTGCCAAAATTGCTTCTCAACTTGCCTGCATTAAATTTAAATAAGTTGGGGCCAGTTAAGACTGGCGCTATTATTGATTGGGCCAAGAATGCAAGCAATATCACTCTTTGCAATCGTCTGTATAATGCTGGAGTTCGCCCAAGTGTAAAAAATGTTCCTGTAGTTGCTTCTGGCGCTAAGTTGTCTGGTATCAAATTTGTAGTAACAGGCACTCTTTCAATTGGAACTAGAAAAGAAATTTCTGCTCAGTTGGTTGCATTGGGTGCTGAAGAATTGAGCGCAGTATCTTCGTCTTGTAATTTGCTTGTAGTAGGAGAAGATGCAGGAAGTAAATTAGAAAAAGCACAAAAGAAAGGAATTAAAATTGTTGATGAAAAATGGGTCAAGGAAGTTTTGGGACTTTAATTTGAAAGGAAATATAATGGCGTATTAAAAAGCTTCAAAAACTGGTCCTATTGCTGGCACAGTAGTTTGTGCAACTGGAACTTTTGAAAACTGATTGTGTGCTGAAGATATTAAATGTTGAATAGAAGATGAGGGAGCAATTTTATGTAAGTGTCGTTACAGATAAATGTACTTTATTGATCGCTAGAAAGCTGGCCAAACAACTGCAAAAAGCGATTGATAAGGGAATGAAAAATGGTATTGTGATTATATGGATAAGAAATATTCAGAGGTAATATAATATGAAGAAATATATTTTTTTAGGATTACTTTTATTTACAGGTTGCGGCCATAACAAATTAATGAAGATGTATGGATATTTTTATATTCAACCGAATTATGGGACTTATGTTGTAATGTTATCAACTAGTGATGGATATGATAGTGATGGAGATGTTACTGTAACCAAAAATCTTTCTTTTGAAGAAGCAACAAATGTATGCAATAATTTAAATAAAGACTTGTCTCAGAATATAAATGTTGGCCTTAAATATAAAGATAAATAACATCGTTACAAGAGTTAATATGAATGGAGAAAATTTATGAAGAGATATTTTTATATTATTTTTATTCTAATTTTTTCTACTCACTATGCTTACGGAAGACCTGTGCATCATTCGCGTGGTCATTCTATAAATCATTTATTATTGCGTTCATTCATTCATTCATTCTGGAACCCAATGTTTCCTCCAAGTCATGCATCATTGATTCGACAGAACAAAGAAATAGACAGGATTGGCCTTCATCGTATCAAGAATGATAAAGAACTTACAGAACTTGTCAATTCTGGCGCGTTGGTTCCTCTTCCTCTTAATTCACATTTGACTGTAGATCCTCGTCTTCCAGTAAATAGACGATATTGCAGACCATGGACAGCAGAATTTCTTACTAATTTAAGTGATGATTTTTATGCCAAATTTGGTTCTCCAATTAGAGTAAATTCTGCTGTCAGAACAGTAGAAGTACAAAAGAAGCTTTTAAAATATAACCCAAATGCTGCCCCAATTTCTGGAGATTCAGCATCTTCTCATTTGGCAGGACTCACTGTAGATTTGGAGCGTAAGAATTTAACTATAGAGCAAGTTAGATTTATTGAAGTTAAATTATTGCCATTGCAAAATCAAGGACTTATTGAAATTGAAGAAGAACATCGTGAATTATGTTTTCATATTATGGTATCAGGCCGGTATGGAGATTTTTCAGAATCAAATGAAAATTTTTATAATTTAAACTAAATATTTAGAGGATTCAATGAAAAAATTATTTATTGCCATTGCCTTGCTCAATCCAATAATTGGATTGAGCCAAAATTTATCTTTTCCAACTGATGAAGAAATATTAAATGTAATTTCAAATGAAGAAACAAGTATTAATAATTATGAAACTTTTTTAAATACACATTCTTTATTAATTGATGCCAATGTAATAGATGAAAATAAAAAAGAAATAAAAGCTATTCGTTATGAAATTTCATATTATAAAACCCATGGTGATAGTGCAATTTTATTAGTTTCATTACTATCTTCTATAGATGATTTAACATTATCATCTTCAATAACTCGATCAGACATTATTACCAATGGAATAGGATATTTGGGGAAAGATAAAAATAAAGTATCAGAATGTATTGAAGCTGCCAATTTAATTTTAAAAGATCAAAAACTATTACTTGACTCCTCAGTTGATTTATTACAACTGACTTTAAAATATGTTGCAGTTGAAGAACTTATAATAAGTAGCAAATCATCCATTAAAAATAATAGTTAAAAGGATTATATGAATTTTTTACAAACAAATGGTGATGAGTGCAGTGTTACTGCATTGGATATTTTATCTGCTGCATTCTTTTTTAAAGGAATGGTTTTCGGGCAAATTGAACGAGATATTCCAGAAACATTCATTATTATGGCTGACGATCAAAATAATACATTTGAATTAATTACTACTGATAATTATATTGCTTGCGTTCTATCTGAATTGGAAGAATCAATAAATGAAAAAGGTTGGAGGCCAATTGCAATCGAATTTTGTGAAGATGACGAAGATTTCACTATGATTGATTTGCATTATTTTGGTGATCCTTCAGAAAAAGATATTGCATTGATTAATTCAATGTTTACAGAAGATAAGGAAAAATAATGAAAATATTTTCTATTGGTACTCGCAGTATGCTTTTTGGGGCACACTGCTTCTTTTTACACCCGTGGTTTGTAGCATTTTCTTGGTATAAACTTTATGGTTTTCCATTTGATCCCAGATTGTGGGTTGCATTTTTCTTTCATGATTTCGGATATTTTGGAAAAACCAATATGGATGGTCCAGAAGGCGAGACTCATCCTGAATTTGGTGCAAATATAATGACATTTTTATTTGGAGAAGAATGGGGAGATTTTACGAGATATCATTCTCGTTATTATGCCAAAAAGAATGGTAAGCCAGTTTCAAAATTATGTTTTGCAGATAAACTTTCATTTGTTTACACTCCAAGATGGCTTTATTTACTTATGGTTACTTTAACAGGAGAAATTTATGAATATTTGGAAAATGGAAAATCTGCTGATAATGATCATTGGAAGCCAACAGGAGATGATGCGAAAGTGTGGCATTCTCAATTAAAATCTTATTTTATAAAATGGGTTAATGAACACCGAGATGGGGTAGAGGATACTTGGACTGCTAAAAGACATTTAGGAAAAGAATAACAATGGTGAAAAACAACAAGTACTATTATTTTAAATGATGTATTGGCTGATGACGCTTTTAAATTTGAGTGGACATATAGCAAATAATAAATATAGGATAAAATATGAGAACAGATCGAACCGATTTTAATGAATCCTGGTTAATGGAAATGCCAGAAAGTATTGGAACTTTTGAATTATATGATATGATTGAATATAATTATTATAAGGTTGAAAAAATCAGAATTTGCAGAATTTAGATATGTTTTATTATGATACAAAAAATGGATGCCACACAATTCGATTGGATTATTTGGAGAAATGGTAACGTTTGGGATGATTTTCATATTCCTTGTAGAACGCTTGCGTTAATTGCAAATCGTGATATACTAAGAACATATGCAATTGGATGGTGCTACGGAGAAAATTTAATTTGCCGCCCAAAAGAAAATCATGTCGCAATAATGTTTTGCAAAAATGAAAAGCAATTTTGGTTTCATTTGAGACTAAATGAATTTGAAAAAATATTTCAGGAAGAGAAATAAAATGATTGATGATTTAATAAATATAGGATTCTATACACTTTCAGATAATCGCTGCTTAAACTCATCTTCAACTTCAGATTTGCAGAGATGTGAATTATTAGTCTCTTCAAGATGCAATTTCAAATGTAGTTATTGCAGAAATATCGGTGGGCCAGATATGCCTTATTCGCAGGCAGAAAATGTTGTACGTTTATGGGCCTCGCAAAGATTAAAAAATATAAGATTTAGTGGCGGAGAACCCACGCTGTATCCTGGCATTGTAAAGCTTGTATTGCTGGCAAAAGAACTTGGATGTGAGCACGTTGCAATTTCAACCAATGGTTCTGCATCGAAAGATATGTACGATTCTTTGTTGCAAGCAGGATGCAATGATTTCAGCGTAAGTCTTGATGCTTGCTGTGCTGCTGACGGCGATGTTATGTCAGGCACAAAAGGGCAATGGGATAAAATTGTTAGCAATATTAAGTATCTTTCGTCCAAGACATATGTGACTGTTGGATGTGTATTAACAGATGCTAATGCAGATAAAGTTAACGATATTATTACTTTTGCTGATTCTCTTGGAGTGTCAGATATTCGTATAATTCCCGCTGCCCAAGATGGAGACAGGTTGAAGAATGTTTTTGTGGCAACAGAATTACTTGATAAGTATCCAATTCTAAAATACAGAATTGAAAATCTTCAAGAAGGGAAACCAGTTCGTGGGTTGGGAAATGATGACACAGACAAGTGCGGGTTAGTATTGGATGATATGGCTGTTTGTGAAAACAAACATTATCCTTGCATAATTTATTTGCGAGAAGGCGGGCAAGCTGTTGGCTTTGTGAGTCCAAACATTCGTAAAGAAAGATTGGAATGGTATAAGAATCATAACACCAAGACTGATCCAATTTGTTCTAAGAATTGTTTGGATGTTTGTGTTAGCTTCAATAATAAATTTCAGAAATATCATTCTAAGTAATAAATGGGAATTACTCCCGTAATGTCGATGCAGTGACTACAGTGCTTGAAAGGAAGCAGCAAATGAACGATGAGAAGTTCCCACTGAGAATCAGTAAATCGGTGGCTCCATTCGGCTATTCGATGCACGCAGATAGAACAGTTAACACCGACAGCAATGTGACTTATAGATGCACTGGAATGATTGTTACTATTGCTGAAGATAGACAAAGAGCAAAACGGGAATACTGCCCATTTCAAGTGTCTATCGACCCGCGAGACATGGCTGTAGACACTGCTTGCACCTTGTTCTCTCAGCATTGGGATCAGCAGGAACACGAATGACGATCAGGCGAAAATTATTAAAATGACAAATGAAAAATTTGTAAATCAATTTATCTAGACTGTTGTGAAATATATGGAGGATTGGTGTTATATCTCTCTCTCATAGAGACAGTATTTTTATGAACGAATATTACTGTCAAATCTTTGTGATAGAATAATCTTGGAAACAAGCATAAACTTATCTAAAAGAAGTAATGATATTTGAATTATCATCATAAATAGTAATATGAAACTAAATGAAATAATTTTAAACGAGCATGTAGTAAATTTATATTCAAGCGAAGATAAAAATAAATATGTGTCTAAAGTTTGGGATATGCTACAATCAAGTTACGAAAAATCAGGAGGATTCAAATCAGCTTCATCCCCAGAAGAACTTATTAAAAAATCAGGCTTATGGAAATTAGTTACTCGTAATGGAAATATAACTGCTCTTAGAATATATAAAAATCAATTTGGAAAAAAAGCAATTGCGGCTGGAACAAATGGAACTACTCAAGGCAAAATAGATTACATGTTTATCAATAAAGAAGATATATCATTAGGAAGAGCATGGGCAGAAGTTAGTGGAGCACCAGAACATATAATGAAACGATCTGGAGCAATTCCAATTCCAGCCAAATTTGCAGAATTTTTAACAAAGAAGCTAATATTAAAAATTAGTGATGATGGCTTTCATTATATTAGATTAATAAAAGGTGAGCCATTTGAAAAAATTATTTACGGAACTGCTTCATTGACTGATTCTGAAAAGAAAGAAGCTGAAAAATTGGATATAGATTTCAAATTAATTTGACTTTTCTATATTGGTGTTATAAAATAAGAGTAGAGGAAAAATAATGTTTGTGATATATTTGCATGGTTTCGCTGGAATTGGAATGGGAGATAAAAGTCAAGCATTTGTAAATGCTTTTGGAAAAGAGCATGTTTCTTCTCCAGATTTGCCAGTTAATCCCATTGAAGTTGAAAAAATTATTAATAATATAGTTAGAAAAAATGAAGATTATCCATTAATTTTTGTCGGAACAAGTCTGGGTGGATTTTGGGCAAATTACTTTTCTCAAAAATGGGACACTCTATGTGTAATTGTGAATCCAGCAACCAGACCAAGCAAATCTTTAAAAAAATATTTAGGAAAAACTATTAGCAAATATACCAAAAAAGAAATTATTGTAACTGAAGAAGATTTATTGGAATATGCAAAAATAGAAAAATATTTGTCAGAAAATACAAACGAAAATAATATTAGTATGTTCATTGCCAATGATGATAGTATAATTTCGCCAGAAGAAACATTAAAAAATTTGCCAAACACATCATATGTCGAATTAAAGAATGACGGCGGCCATAGATTTGAAAAATATTGGAATGAAGTAACTGCAAGAATTCAAGAATTACTTAAATAAGTTTTAGGAGAAGCAAATGAGTGTTTTTAAAAATATAAGTGCTAAATTAGAATCTAATGAACAATTTTTTCGTTGTATGTTAAGGAAAATTTGGATTTAAATAGGATAGAGATTCGATTATTAAAATATCCATTTACTGATACAACTAATAATATTTGGGATTATTTAAATTTAATTAACATTGAAACTATTATACCAAATTCAGATGAATTAGAAAAATCTGGAAATTTTATAACTGTTTACCAAATAGAACGAATTTTGTTCAAAGCCATAAATCAAATTTTTACTAATACGCATCGTGGTTTTGGTAATATTATTTTATGTGGGAAAGAATTTAAAGAAGCAATCAATAATGTAAATATTAATAATTTTAGAAAAAATTTAGATATTAAAATCATTGAATCTTCAGAAATTCCATCTAAAGAAGCAATTATAACTCGTGTTGGTTGCAGCAATAGTGATTTTCCATTTTTCTATTATGAAAATGGTGATGGTAATATTGAATATAAAAACCATCCATATTTTCAGAAATATGTTGTTCGTTTGAAACTGTTGTAATATACTAAATACATACCTGCACCATAATAAAAATTAAAATATAGAGGAAATATAAATTGAACGATTTTTTAGTTAACCCACACCCATCCCAAGTTACAGTATTTGAAGACAGCTTTTCTGAAGAAGTATGGTCAAATACATATAAAAATTATAAAGACAAAGATATTAATGATACTTTTAATCGTGTTGCACAAGCAATTGCAAGCGTAGAAAAAACAGAAGATTTAAGAAAAGAATGGGCAGAAAAATTTTATGATATGATGTGTAATTTTTCTGTCGTTCCTGGTGGAAGAATTTTAGCAAATGCAGGTACAGAATTTCGTGGAACAAGTTTAATTAATTGTTTTGTTGGTCCAACTCCAAAATATGATTGCGATAGTTTATCTGGAATTTTAGAAGTTTTAAGAAGCCAATCAATTACTTTAAAGAGCGAAGGTGGGTGGGGAAAGAATTTTTCTTTTATCCGACCAAGAGGAACTTTTATTAAAGGAATTGGTGTTGAAACTCCTGGAGCAGTAAAGTTTATGGAACTATTTGACAAGAGTTCTGAAATTATTACAGCAGGTTCTGGAAAGAAAGCTTCAAATAAAAAAGCAAAAGGAAAAATAAGAAAAGGGGCGATGATGGGAATTTTGGATATTTCCCATCCTGACATTATTGAATTTATTACTATAAAGCAAACTTCCAATAGATTATCTAAATTTAATCTTAGTATAAACTGCTCTGATAAATTTATGGATAAAGTATTGTTAGTTAGTAAATTAAAAAAAGAAAGTGGTAGCCAGGAACAAATCGATGAAATAACATGGGATCTAATTTTTCCAGATACAACTTATGAAAAATATAAAGAAGAATGGTGCGGCGATATTCAAGATTGGCAAGAAAAAAATTATCCAGTAATTGTTTATCAAACAGTAAAAGTAGATTGGTTATGGAACCTTATTACTCAATCAACTTATTCAAGAAATGAACCTGGAATTTTATTTTTAGATCGTGCAAATAAATTTAATGAATTAAATTATGCTGAAAAAATATTTGCAAGTAACCCATGTGTTACTTTGGATTCATGGGTAACAACAAGTCGCGGAGCAAAACAAGTTAAAGAATTATTGGGAATTCCATTTACTGCTATTGTTGATGGTATTTGTTGGAATAGTTCTGAAAAGGGATTTTTTGTATCAGGAAATAAGCCTATTTTAAAAATAAGTACAATAAATGGCTATACCTTAAAAGTTACAGAAAATCATAAAATAAAAATTTTAAGAAATAATAAAATTGATTGGATTGCTGCTGGAAAATTATCTATTGGTGATCAAATTTTTATTAATAATCATTCGTCAGTAGATGTTAAAATATCTGAAAAAAATGATGCTATTGGATATGCGTTAGGATTGCTGGTTGGGGACGGAAATATTAGTGGAAAAAATGCTCATTTATGTTCTTGGGGAAATACAGAAGGAGTTAAAAATGTTCGTAATAAAGTTATGCAAGAATTGCTTCAATATGCTTCTCCAGCAAAAACTTTTAAAGGATGGCATGAAGTAAAAGGAAGAAATGAATATCGAATTCAATTTAAGGATTTGCATTCTTATGCAATATCATATGGACTTACTTCATCAAATAAACATGTAAATAAAACAATTGAAGAAGATATTTATATCAGCAAAGGATTTATTCGTGGGATGTTTGATGCTTATGGGTCTGTTCAAGGAAATAGAGATACAGGTTTGAGTATTCGTCTAAGTCAAAGCAATTTAGAAGATTTGCAAGCAATTCAACGAATGTTAGTTAGATGGGGAATTGTTTCTACCATATATGAAAACAAGAGAGATGAATGTTTGAAGGATATGCCTGATGGAAAAGGTGGAAAAAAAGAATATCTATGTAAAGCAAATCATGAATTGGTATTATCTAAAAGTAATATAGAAAAATATTTAAATATTATTGGATTTTATGATTCAGATAAAAAAGAAAAATGTGAAAGACTTTTAACTGAATATGTTTATGGATTACATAAAGAAACATATTTAGCAGAAATATCCTCAATTGAAAATTTTCCAAATGAAATTGTAGCGGATTGCGAAATCCCTGGAATTAATGCATTTGATTGTAATGGATTGGTAATTTCAAATTGCGGAGAGCAATTACTTTCAAATGAAAATATTTGTTGTTTGGGATCTTTAAATCTAACTCAATTTATTAATAAAAATAGAACTGGATTTGATTTACATAAATTAGCGAAATATACAAAATATTTAATAAGATTTTTGGATAATGTAAATGATTATTCAGATGCTCCTCTTCCAGAATACATTAATTCAATGAGAAATAAACGAAGAATTGGCGCAGGATTAATGGGATGGGGAAGCGCATTATTTATTCTCAAAGTCAAATATGGTTCCAAAGAATCAACAAAGCTAAGAACTGAAATTTTAAAAACTTATACATTGGCTGGTGTTGAAGCGTCATTGGATTTAGCTGATGAAAAAGGAATGTTTAATTTATGTGAGCCAGAAAAACATGCCTTTAGTCCATATTGGGATAATATTGATTTGCCAGAAAATCTTCGTAAAAGAATTCTCAAGAATGGTATTAGAAATTCTTCACTATTTAGTTGCCAACCAACAGGAAATGCTGGTGTAACAGCTCAGATTGTATCGGGTGGAATTGAGCCCGTATTTATGTCTGAATATATTAGAACAGTTATCGTATCTTCAACGCCGGATCATATTAAAGATGTAACTCCAAATTGGAATCAAGGAGAATGGGCTGAGACTAATATGTTTAAATTCTCCCAAGAAGGAGATGAGCAAATTTTACGCGGTGTGGATAGTAATGGAGTTGTATATAAAATCGATAAAAATAGAGGATTAACAAAAGAAGTTCTATGTCAGGATTATGGAGTTAGATATTTAACTAAATTTGGAGAGTGGAATCCTTCTGCTGATTGGGCAGCAACAACTACTTCTTTATCAGTCAAAGATCATTTGGTTGAATTAGAGGGATTTGCAAAATATTTAGATAGCAGTGTATCAAAAACGATTAATATTCCCAATGATTATCTATTTGAAGATTTTCAAAATATATATTTAGATGCATACAATACTGGGTATATCAAAGGATGTACCACATATCGTTCTGGATCAATGACTTCTGTTCTTTCAGCAGTTGATCAAAAAAATGATGATATAGATGAAGAAGTTATTTTAGAAGATGTAAAATTGCCTGATAATATGTCTGCTGAAATGAAAGTTCTGCATGATCATGAAGGTGATAGTAGTCGTAAATGGTATGTAACGATTAGTTTGAATGAAAATAAAGCACCAGTGGCAATATTTGTTCAAACCAATGCAATGGAAAAATCAGTAACAACGAATGATGCTATTGAAAAATTATTTGCGTTGGCTAAAGTAAAAGGTATTCCAGAACAATATATAGAATCAACATTTAAAAAATGCAATAATGATTCTAATAGTGTTAAAATTGCTAGAGCAATCGGATTATTATTACGTCATGGAGTAAGAATCAAATATATTGTTGCTGAAATAGATAAAGTTGATGGCGTTACTTTTTCAAGTTTTCTATTTCATATTAAAAAGATGCTGGGAAGTTTTGTGAAAGATGGCGAAAAAATTGATGGGGCCAAATGCACAGAATGTAATGGTCAACTTGTTTATGAATCAGGGTGCCAGAAATGCCTGCAATGTGGAAATTCAAAATGCGGATGAAGGGGGAATTATGGGTTGGACTCAAACTATGGATGGGGACTTTGTGTGGAATACTATGAGAAAACCAAGAAAGAAATCTACAAAAAATCTGTGGGAGTTCATTTTTAATGAAAATCCCACAGAACAGGAAAAGTTAGAGGCTGTTAAACAAAATGGTTTGCTGCTCGAATTTATTGAAAATCCTTCATATGAAATAATGACAGAAGCTGTACGACAAAATGGAATGGCGATTAGATTAATTGACAATCCAGATGATGATTTAAAAATTGTAGCAGTTAAACAAAATGGTTATGTTTTAAAATTTATTGATATTCCAAATGATAAAATTATAAAAGAAGCAATAAAAAAGGATTATATTCTAATTAAAACACAAAAAAATCCAAGTGAAGAAATTCAATTAATTGCTGTTAAAAAGAGCAAATCGGCATTTAAGTTGATTGGGAACCCAACAGAATTGGTTCAAATTTATTGTGTTGAGAAAGAATCAAAGCTAGTTGAATATATAAGCAATCCGTCTATGGCAGTTCAACTAGCTTTGGTTAATAAAAATCCATATGGTATTAGATATATTAAAAATCCACCAGAAGAAATTCAATTAGCTGCGCTGGCAAAAAACAAAAATGTATTAAAATTAATAAATAATCCCAGCGAAAATATACAAATTATTATGGTTAAAAAATGTGGAAGTTCGCTTTCATTATTTCCAAATGCAAGTAAAGAAGTTCAAATGGCAGCGATCAACAAAGCTGCAACAGCCATTAAATATGTTAAATTTCCAGATGAAGAATTACAAATGACTGCTGTGCAAAAAAAGAAAAGTGCATTGAATTTCATTAAACATCCAACTGCTGCTGTGAGAATGATGGCAAAAATAGGCTACTAATATTTGGGTTGACAATTGCAAATTTATTTGATATACTCTTAATATGTTCAAGAAAAAGAGTCTACCACTGACGGATTTCTTCAGCGATACAGAGAACGCTCCAAAATTTAAAGTCAAGCGCGAATATTGCTCTGGCCCATCGCGCGGGATGATAACCACTGAGATTACTACTAAATCCTTTAAAATCAACAAGTTGGTTAAGAACAAAAAGAGCGGAAATTATCGTGTTCTTTCTGTTGAAAAACTCTAAGTTGTTGATTTTAAAGGATTTCTTTTTTGTTGACTTCCATCCCAAACTTTGATATACTATATTTGTTAGTGAGAAAGAAGAGAACAAAATGGCAAAAGTTCATCGTGGTTACATTTTTAAGACTGACGGGACAATTGTAAAAGTCCGTCCTGCAAATGGCAAGAAATTTGACTACAAAGAATTGAATCTGGCAGTCGGCGGATACATTGAATCATTGGTCAGCGGCATCAAGAATTGTAGACAGATGTACGCAAACGAAGAGGGTATGCTGAAAAATTTGCCTCCCAATCCACATACGCAAAATATTTGCAATATGAAAGTTTACGCTATGAATGGATACACGCCGTATTGGCGCGTTTCTGGAAATATAATTTCCATTCTTTCTGAAGAGTCAACTACTGATATTCTTCCAACTGTTTCTGAAGTTCTGTAAACCAGAAAGGAATCAATGAAAGATACACAGAAGTATAAAGTCGAAGGAAATGTGAATACCATCGCTGTTTTGTCGAGTGCTACAAAAGCTGAAAAGCTTGCGAGAGATCATTCTGATGAACACCAATATGCTGCGGTGTATTCGCGTGAATATCCAGGAGCTGAATATATGCTTTATAGTTCCTTTAGAAGTGGAAGGAGAAATTAATGACAAGCGTATTTCCAACAACAGGAATGGTGATAATTAACTCGAATTGGCGTAAGAGAAATGTTTCTGTTCATCCTCTTGAGCAAGCTGCTGTTGACGTTATACAAGCTATCAATGATCTTCCTGTTACAGATTATGGAAAGAGGCAAAATGAAGGAAATGGGATGGCTCGGTCTGAATATTGCTTGCAGAGAGCATTAATATTGATCAATAATCAAATTAACAAAGACAAGTTGCCAGTTCATCCTCTTAGCATGGCTTGTAATGATATTCTCACTGTTTTGACAGAATATGCAACAGTCGATTATGCAAAGATTCAGTATGATGAAACTGTATTGAAGTCTACTGATACTATTCTTCACAGTACACTTGATTTGGTTATTGATCAAATCGCAAAAGACAATGGAAACCAACTACCGCAGCATATCATTGTTACTTGAGGAGTTAATTATGAACAAATCAAAAATTACAAAAGAAATTCTCCCAATCAATGATGCAATTGATCATCCTCTTGTAGTTGGAGATTTTGTGACTGCTGTTTGGGATAGTGGCAATCTTTGCTTATTCAAAGTAATGGGATTCGCAAAAAGAAAACGCTGGCTGTTATCTGGGGAAACTTATATTAAGCTAGATCGTGTAAAAAATACTGCTGCTTGGACCAGATATGAAAATGTAAAAAGGAAGCCTGTGCTCAAAAGAGGAGAGCAAGTGACTTGGGTTGATCCAAACTATGTTTTAATTCACTTTTTGAGCCAGTAAAACATGGAAATATAATATTGAGATATATTACTAGAAGAAAAAGACAATATACTGCTTTTTATAAAAAATGACAGTGATGAATTTCTTTAGATGAAAGCATGAGAATCAATTCAAAAAGATATTGAAGAAAAATTGATGAGGCAATTATGACAGAAAAAGATTTTTCAAAATTCACAGGATATGATGCTTTCGGTCAATCAGTTGTCGCTGGAGATTATGTTTCTGCTCCTTTTGGAGACAATAGCGATGCTACTTTATTTGTAGTTGATCGCATACTTCCTAATTGGAAAGGAAAATATGGCTCTGGTGGAGGAATATTACTATCTATTCATAACAGAGAATCAAAATATTTGTCTGAATGGCAGCGAAGAAACACCAAATTTACCACTGTTCGTGTCTATAAGCAAGTTGTAAAATTGCTTCCGAGCCAAGTGATGCCGTATTTGCTTAGTAAGTAAAGGAGAAAATTTGGAACTAAATGATAAAACATTAGCTGAATTAGCAGAATATTTGCAAATGAGATATGCTCGTTGCAATAAAAATATAGAGTTATTAGGGGACGTGCAAACTACATTGAGTTGGTTTACCCTTATATGGGAAAGAGATTTTTTCCGTGATAAATTTTTGGAAAAATAATTATGAATGAAAAAGAACAAATGGCTGCTGTTCGACAAGATGGTCGTGCAATTGAATACATCGACAATCCAAGCGAAGCTGTGCAACTGGCTGCTGTTCAACAAAATTATCGTGCAATTCAATACATCGACAAGCCAAGCGAAGCTGTGCAAATGGCTGCTGTTCAAGAAACTAGTCGGGCAATTTGCTACATCGACAAGCCAAGCGAAGCTGTGCAACTGGCTGCTATTCAACAAAATGGTTGTGCAATTTACCACATCAGCAAGCCAAGCGAAGCTGTGCAACTGGCTGCTGTTCAACAATATGGTCGTGCAATTCAATACATCAGGAATCCAAGCGAAGCTGTGCAAATGGCTGCTGTTCGACAAGATGGTCGTGCAATTGTATTCATCGACAATCCAACTGAAGCCATGCAAATGGCTGCTATTCAACAAAATGGTAAGGCAATTGAATATATCAAGAAGCCAACAATTAATGTCAAATTAGTGGCTAAATTGGTGTCTTAAAATATTCAAAACAAAGCACTTATTTTATTGTTGACAAACAACCCAAACTTTGGTACTATTTAATAGTGAGGGGAAATATGACCATTGAATTGACTCGTGAAGGGATCAATGAACAGCTCAGAACGAATGATAGAGCAGTTGCTCGTGCTCTCATTGTAATCAACAACAATCAGACTTTTGATGAGCAAGCGTGTGAGCAAACCACGCATCACAATGGAACTGGATTTACCAGTTTTGACGCGAAAATGGGAACTTCAATGGCTAATTTCTATGTAAAGTATTGCTATCTTTCGCCTAGGCAGTTGGCGTATTGGCGCAAACTTGACAAGAATGGAAACATTCGCATTGGCAAATATTGGCGGCAACTAGTTGACGCTGCAAATGCCAAGAAAAAGGTGGCTGTTTAATGAAAATTAGTTTTCCGTCAATCGCCAATGAAAACTCGTATGTTTATACGTTTGACAGTTATAGCTATAACAATTCTTCAGCAATTTGTTCTGATTTTTTATATAAGAAAATAAATGACGAAAAATGGTCCCTCGACCATTCAGTAACAGTTGATTTGTTGGGAGATTATTTGGCATCATTATCTCTCGCCATGCTATCAAATGATGATTTGAGTCGAGAAATTTCTTGGAAACTTCCTTCCGAAGTTAACAAAAATGAAATTGAATTTGCATCGTCTATAACTTATAAAAGTGGAAGCAAGACGCGCTATTATTCAATGGAATTGAGAAAAATTTCTTCAGTTCAATCAAAGAAATATGATCGCAGATTTGAACAAATAAACAGTGATATGGATGGCTCCCCAAGATCAATTTTTGAATTAATAACTGGCAATAATGGCTGGTCTAATTTATATAAATACGGTCTTGCCGCTGAAATTCGTGACTGGTTATTTAACAATGGAAACAAACGCACAAAGCGCAAGAGTTCTTATATGCAGCCACCGGCTGAATTTTTGAATTGGACTTCTGATGATACCAAAGTTCATGAAATTAGAAATGGTTGGGAAGCTTGTAAATTTGCTATCGCTTCTTATCAAGCAAAACAAAATGTAGCGTCATCCATTTCTTGTTTTAAGAATTATGCACTTCAATCAAAGTTGGAGAAATAATGAAAAGATCAGAACGCCGTAAATTTATTTCCAAACTGTTTGCAGATTTGAATTGGTTAAAATCAAAAGAAAATGCTGATCGAATGGAGTATAAAGGAATCATAGCAACTGGAATTGCGCAAGACGCAGCCGCTATGATTTTTGATTTTGCTGAAAAAGAAAATATATCTTTAATTCAATTATTGGATTGGTTAGTACTTGGTATTGCCATGCAGCGTGATCCAGATAGCCAACTTAGAAAAGATTTTATGAAAATATGGCAAGCGATTGAACCACTGGCAGTAGAAGATTTCAGAAAAAGAATTAAAAGAGGAGAATAATGAATGATATTACTAATTTATGTCTTGTGTGGTTGCATTTACTATGGATTTAGTTATGCTTCTGGCTCTACTTTTCACTTAATGTCAACTAATTCTCAAAGTGAAAAGTTACGCGAATATTCTGAATCAGATAATAAGATAAAGCAATCATTTGCAAAATTTATGGTGATTCTAACAGTTGTTCTCAAATGGCCAGAAATTTTATTTAAAGAATTAACACGATAAGAAAGGAAAATCATTATGATGGGATTACTCTATAAGTCCAAAAAGTTATTGAAAGAATCAGTTGGTAAGCCTCTGCGTTATGAAGAGACTTCGATGTTTGGCGAAGAATATAAATCAAACGGAAAGTTTTGTGGCGTTGGCCCAAGTCCATATGAGCGCAAGTGGTATGCAGAAGTGACTATGGAAAATGGTTTAATAAAGAAAGTCTCTTGAAAGGAGAATTTATGTTACCGCCAAAAGGTTTTAGAGTTATAAAGATTAGACAATCTCCCACTCTTACCACTCTTCTTAAAACAGTTTTCTGTATTTGTGGAATGGCGACACTTGGAATTATTGCTTATCTTTTCATCATTTTGAGTTAAAACCATGACAAATAAAATTTGGTCATGAAAGGTAATCGACATATCTATTTAATTTTTTATTCAGATAGAATTGAACAGATTACTCCAGAATAAGCATTTATTTACAAATTATCAGAATAGAGGGAAATTTTAAATGATTAATTTTTTGATTTTGTTTTTTGTTCCATTGACTGTGGCAATTATTATTCATTTGCTGTTGCACAAAAATGTGTCGTGGATTGATGTTGCTATTCAATCTGGAATTGTTGCTGCATTCATAGGAATTTCTTTGACTGTTTGCTATTATTCTACTATTACAGACACAGAAATTTGGAATGGACAGATCACTGCTAGATCAACATATCATGTGAGTTGTTCTCACAGTTATAGGTGTAATTGCTATATAACAAGTGATAGTAAAGGAAATACTACTGAGCATTGCTCGACTTGTTATGAACATAATTATGACGTGGATTGGGAATTGGATTCTAATACTGGAGAAAAAGTTTTAATTGATCGAATTGATCGTCAAGGACTTAATATGCCTGATCGATGGGCCAAAGCATATATTGGCGAACCATTTTCAAGTTCTCATAGTTTTCAAAATTATATTAAGGCTAATCCTGATTCTGTTTTGTTTGGATCAACTGGTGATGTAGAAAAGTACAAGCAATGGATTCCAAAATATCCTGACACTATTTATGATTATTACCGTCATGATTCAGTAATTAATATGGGAGTTCCAAATCTTGATTTAAATGTTTGGAATTGGTTGATTCAAAATGACAATAAAATTGTGGGACCATTAAAACAAGCAAATATCATTTTGATTTTTGTCCCATTGTCAAATCGTGACTATGTTGCTGCATTAAAAGATGCATGGTTTGGTGGAAAAAAGAATGACATTGATATTATCATTGGCTCTAAAAATGGGCATACTATTGATTTTGTGGATGTAATGAGTTGGACAACTAATCCAGCATTTAAAGTTCAATTGAAGAATGAAATATCAACGATTGGCACACTGGATCAACGAGATCAAATTAACTCAGCAATTTTTAATACGACTAAAGATAAATTCGTTCGTTTGCATATGAAAGATATGAAATATTTAATGCGTTCATATCAACCGTCACGAAAGTCAATGATTATTATTTTTGTGATTAGTTTGATTTTTAGTATTGCGTATCCAGTAGTGAAATGGTTCGCGCTCAACAACAGTGATCCAAATGACTATTAATTGGATAAATCATGAATGATTTTGACATTTTATGAAGCTGTAGAAATTCATGTTATTGTAATATTTTTGATTCTTATTGGCGGAATTAGAATTGGACAAGGTTCTGTAAAGTAATTTAACTTTTAACTTTGAAAAGGAGAAGAATATGAAGTATGCTTTGATTGCAGTTGGTTTAGTAGTAGTTTTGGCTGTTCTAGTTTTTGGATCATTGGGAATTGGTTATGTTGGATTCAGTAATGATGCGAATCGTTTTGAAGCTGACATTCCTGCGCAGTATGTTCAAATGCAGAATGTATATGATAATGGATGGAAGGAAGTGATGGAAACATCGCAAGTTCCTGAAAATTATACTGAGGATATGAAGAATGTTTGGCAAGCTTCTTTAACTGGTCGATATGGGGCGAACGGAAGTCAAGCAGTACTTCAATTTATCAAAGAAAGCAATCCCAACATGGATGCAAGTTTATATAAGCAAGTCCAGGAGAAGATCGAAGAGTTCCATAGTACATTTTCAACTTCGCAGACTCGTATTATTAGTTTGAAGCAATCATACAATCAATATTTGACAGCCACAACTTCTGGTCGATTTTATAATATGGTTGGGCATTATCCTCATCTTCGTGTTGGTATCCCATATGGTTCTGTTGATGATTTTGCAATTTTGACCTCTGGAAAGACTACACAAGACTTCAAAAATCACTCTGCTGAGGTATTGCAGCTTAGACCAAAGAAGTAACTTGTTGAAACTAAATAACTTAAAAGCCAATATTTTTATTGACATTGGCTTTTTAATTTGATATACTTGTATTTAGGTGAGCATATGAGAGATTGCACTGGTGAACAGCTAAAAGCAGGAGATTATATTTTATATAATGCTATTTTCAATGATAATAATTATTTTTTCTGCGTTACTTCAACAAATAATTTTGTGACTAAAGTGAAAAATATGGAAGGAGGACGATATACAGTATCGATTCCAGAAAGAATCAAATTGCTTTCTAAAGAGGAAGCATTGATTTATAAGCTGGGACAATGACAGATAAAAATGGAACAGAGTTAAAAGTTTTTATTTGAAAATCAACAAAAATAAGAAGGAGGAGAATAAAATGATATTTGTGTTTCTTGTTATATTTTTTATTTGCATCGCAATTTTTGGTGAAGTTGAAAAAGGGGATAAATAATGGAAAATGAGAAGAGATTTTATATTTTGGTTCCTAAAACAGTTCAAGTGAAGACTGTAGTAAATACGCAGCATATGGTATCAAGTACAATCGAGACATATCCAGTTGAAACAATAACGTCTTTTAGAATGGTTCCTGGTCGTTTGCTGGCGCAGACTTTTCATATTGGTAGAAAGATCGAGTCGTGGCGGCGATCCTTGGGAATTCAATATGAAGATATTACAGCAATTTCTCTCAGCGTCCGTAATACTCGTGAATTGCAAAAAGTTAGCAAGGAATTGATGAGTTTCAAGCTTCGTGAACCTGCTTTTTACGATGAATTTTACGACACAAATCTTGATTTTTATGGTACGACTGATAGCGTTCAAACTGCGACAGTTATTGGGCCAGTTTTTAAGGAAGAGTTGGACAGTATTATTGGCCATTTAGAACTGTATGAATAAGAAACAAAGAACTTATTTTCTTATTGACAAATAAATTTATTTAGGATATTCTTTATATGAATGAAAAAGCACAACTGGCTGCTGTTCAACAATATGGTCGTGCAATTGAATACATCAGCAAGCCAAGCGAAGCTATGCAAATGGCTGCTGTTCAACAAAATGGTCGTGCAATTTACCACATCAGCAAGCCAAGCGAAGCTGTGCAACTGGCTGCTGTTCAACAATATGGTCGTGCAATTGAATACATCAGCAAGCCAAGCGAAGCTGTGCAAATGGCTGCTGTTCAACAATATGGTCGTGCAATTGAATACATCAGCAAGCCAAGCGAAGCTATGCAAATGGCTGCTGTTCAACAAAATGGTTGGGCAATTTACCACATCAGCAAGCCAAGCGAAGCTGTGCAACTGGCTGCTGTTCAACAATATGGTCGTGCAATTGAATACATCAGCAAGCCAAGCGAAGCTGTGCAAATGGCTGCTGTTCAAC